TATCGAAAACACCCTTGGTCTCGTCGGTGAACGGATAGGTTGTCCGCGTACCTTCGTTCATGAAGTTCGCCAACACATGACGAGGGCACTTGCCACTCATCGATGCGTGCAGGCCACCTTCACGGACCCGAGGCTTCCGATCGTGGTTGGTCAGGATGCTGACCAACAGGTTCTTGAAGCTGCTCAAACGTCATCTCCTTCCTTGAACTGCCACATCCTGTACCCACGCACATCGACATGGAAGAACGTGTTGTACTCGATGATGCCGTCGAAGTGCTGGATCAGCACATTCTTCAGCTTCGTCTTGACTGCGGGTGTCATCCCCCTGATGGTGATGTCTGCTGCCATGCCGTTGAGGTGGTAGCTGTGCTGCTTCCCACCAACCTCGGCGTTGTGTTTGGTGCAACGACACCCGCAGTTCACATAGATCGGTACTCCCATAGCATCACGCACAGCGTCGAGTTCAAACACCAGCTTCTCGCTGATGCCATCGAACCCACACCCGCACTTGCAGGTGAACTCCGCTGGCTTGAAGTGCCTCGGGATGTAGCTCACTCGAACGTCCAGCCGTTCTGCTCCAGACGCCTGAGCAAGCGCTTGAACCGAACCCGCTGCTGCTTCTTGGTGTAGCAGCAGGAGCCGCTCAACGGATCTCCGGGCTCCTCAGGGATGCACGACATCTGGCGACCCGTCTTCTCGTCCTCGTAGAAGAACAGGCACCCGTTGCACCCGCTGCCTTCACGCCCATCTTCACAGATGTACGGTGCGTTGCTGCAGATGTCACAGCGATCCAGCTGCTCGAAGCCCTTCTTGGTGAGGACTCTCTCGTAGTCACGCAGACGCTCGGTAACAGCGTCCACATGAATATTGGCGAACTCTCGCTCCTTCATGACCTCTCCTTGTAGTCGCGGTTCTTTCTGGTGTCATGCAAAATGGCAACAGCGCTGCGGTGCTTGCCATTGTGAATGTGCTGGATAGCCTTCTCGATCTGCTCCCGAAGGAACTTCAACTCCACGGCCATGGCATGGCACGTTGAGCATGAAGCCTCAAGGTTACTTAGAACCTGATCATCGATGCGGCAGCGCATGGTTAGCTCTCCTTCTTGATGCGACGTTTGATGCGGAACCCGCGGATGGCAGCGTCGATCCAGCGCAGATCGCCGATGAATCCCGGGTTGGTACTGATCAGGCACGACACTTCCTGATCGCTCAGGGCCGTCGTGTAACGGTCCTTCAGGTCGTCGATCTGCTCACGCAGCAGCCTGTTGGCGTTGCCGATGATGTTGAACCGCTTCTCCACATCGTCGACATGCGCACGCAGGCTGGCGTTGGCACCGTTGGCGTCCCGCAGCTTCTCTTCAAGGTCACAAATGCGACCAATGCGACCAGCGTTGGCTCCACGTTCGTTCTCGACAAGACCCGACAGGTACGCGACACGAGTCTTGTTATGCTCGAGTTCCTTGCGGGTCTCGCCCAACACCTTGCCATGCCGCTCGACTTCCTTGACCATATCGTTGCGGTTGTCACGCATGTTGATGTACCGAGCCTCGGAATCCTTCAGCTGCTGGTTCAGCTTGGCCACCTGCCTGTTCAGGTCGGTAGCCAACGTGTCGTTCGCCTTGGCATCACGCAGGGCATCGGTCAGCTTCTTGTTCAACTCGGAGATCTCCTTGTTCAGGAAGGGCTCGTTGTTGAACCGAAACTGGGACGCGAACGTCGACGGCATGGCGGTCAGCTGCGAGTTCATGCGCTGAGCCTCAAGCAGTCGCTTGCTCGTCTCCTCCCAGCAGCGCCGAAGGTAGTTGGTTCGCTCCTGCAGCTCTTCGTAGAGCTTCTTGAGGCGGACGTTGTCCTCCTGCAGATCGAACTTCTCCTTGCGCAGCAACGTGACTTCCTTCTTGAAGTCTTCCTTGCTGGGCTCGTCATCGAACAGGAGCATGGTCTCCCGAATAACATGGCTGGAGATCGGCAGTGCCCACACGGTCTGCGCGAAGAACCGCATGTCATCCTTCATCTTCTTGATACGGGCATCCTCCGTGTTCTTCCTCTGCCTGCGGATCTCGTCGCACAGCGGACACGGACCCGGGCAGAAATTGTACTCCTCCATCAGTCTTCCTTTCTTGTTACGGCCACCAGAAATGCCATCCACAGGGCGACGATAATACCACCCGCGATGGCCACAATCCAACGGAACATGCCTGCCTCCAACGAAACAGAGGAGCCGTAAGCCCCTCTGTTTCAACAGGTTAAGATGCAACCGCTACGGGGTACGAGCAGGCTTCCCGCAAGCCCCGGGAGGCCCGGGATCATTGGTGTACGCATCGCTGGAGAGCGACCACACACCAGTTCTGCCGAGCGAATCCTTGCCGCGGACACGGATGATCACGGTTGTCAAGTCCATCACGATCACCGAACACTGGTTGGTGGTCGATGTCGCGTAGCTGGCCCACACAGTGCCGCCATCGAGTGAACGGTCGATGTCGAACGACACAGCGGGTGAGCCAGTCGTCGGGTACGACCAAGTGTAGGTCACGGTCACAGGCCCAGCATGAGCAGGCACTGCGAGGGCAACCAACAGGATGATCGACACCAGTGTCTGTCCGAATCTCTTCATCGCTCTTCCTTCCATTTGTTGGTCTTCTTCCTGCGGTGGTTGGCCCTCTCCCTGCCAAAGTGCTTGGCCTCCATCGCCCTTGCGCACAGGTCCTCGTCAACGCAGGCCCTGCATGTCCGGGGATAACCCGGGACAACACTGGTCTCGGTTACGTCTTCCATAACGGCACCACAGACCTCACAGAACAGACCGTCGAGGATGTCGTCGGCCATCTCTCCCATGACTCTCTCCAGGGTTGGCGCGGGGGCTGTCCACCATCAGGACAGAAAGGGGAGACCCCAGTGGCTAACAAGCCCCCGCTGGTTCACTCACAGAAGCTCACAGCTGCATCAGGGTTGTTGCAGCACTTGGTCAACAGGTGGTCAACCGAAGCGATGAGGCTCTCGTATGAGCCCCAGCAATTCGTCGGGTTGAACAGCCTGTACTTCTCAGGGTCGCTTCGTAGCAGGTGAAGGGCCTCGTCGAGATCCTCCACCAGCTGCCAAGCGTGAGTAGCATCGTTGCGCCACAGGACATCATACAGCGTATGGTCCCCGAGTTTAACCTCAGCGGCCATCAAAGCGAGGTTGTGCGTGATGTTCTGTTCGGACACAACATCAGGACGCATCGCCTCAAGGTAGATGGACAGGCTCATCGCTCGGGCCTGACGCCGTTGACGTCCTTCTTGTACACGGCCATGGTCGGCGTGCCGTACAGGCGGTCGAGGGCTTCCTTCCTGTACATGGTCTTCATCCAACGCTCCTTGCGCCGCTGGATGAAGCTGTCACGGATGTCCAAGGCCAGCACCCACAGCGCCACCAAGATCAGCAGCGCGAAAGGCATGGCGATGATCCATAGGGTCGTCGTCATTTCCCACACTCCGTTGCGTCAACGACGCTGTTCATGGCCTTCTCGAGTATCGCCATCTGGCTCTGCAGGTAGTTGTACTCGCAGATCAGCGTGCCGTGGATGCGCTCCCGTTCGTGTCCGGGCATACCCTCGGCCTTGTCGATGGCGTGGTGCAGACAGTAGAACGCCATGGTGGCATGCTTGACTGTTGCAGCCACCGTGTCCAGAGAGTTCTGGGCAGTAGAGAACATGGTCTCCACATTCTTGCGGTAGGTCGCCATGGGGTCTCCTTGGAGTAGGGGGTAGTATGTCCTACCCCCAGTCCAGTTGCTACAGCTGAGCCTTGGAGGGCCAGCCATACTCCCTGATGGACAGCGTTTCCATGGGCACCGTGCCATGGATGTCGCCCACATTGACGATCAGGTGATCCAGCAGGGCAATGCCCAGCAGCTCACCAGCCTGATCCAGCCGCTGCGTCAGCTCCAGGTCGTCACCCGAAGGTGTGAGATCACCAGAGGGGTGATTGTGAGCCACCACGATTGCCGCCGCGCGGATGGCAAGGGCAGGCCCGAACACCTCCCGGGGATGAACCAGAGAAGCGTTCAGGCTACCCACCGACACCACTTGGGGCTCAGCCATGGTCCGATGACGAGCGTCCAAGAACACCACCACGAACTGCTCCTTGGAGTCAGCCTTGAAGGTGCCCTTCAGGATCTCGGGCATGTCCTCGGGACGCCGTACAGGCAGTGTCCGTTCGCAGACCTTCCAGACCGTGCTGGGGAGAATGAGTTTACGCCTCATCTTCGTACTCCAGTTCGTCCTTGGGCTCGCAGAAGGCGTCCTTCTCGGCCACGGTGACGCCAGCCATCTTGGGAGCGTACTTCTCCATCTCCCAGATCAGCTGCTTGCACTGGTTCTCGACGAAGGCGTCGTTGCAGGTGTAGGGGTCATCACCCGCATGGCCGCAGTCGAAGCCCAGCCACCAGAAGCCCTCGCCCCGCCACGAGCAGAACTCGGTGAAGGTCAGGGAGCCGTGGACGTTCAGCAGGGTGTCCAGACGGGCTCCATCATCCACGCCCCCAGCGCAGAACATCGGGATGATGCCGCGGTCCCCGATCACCTCATCGTCGGGGATGAAGTCCTTCAGGGGCTTGGAGAGCGTGTCGCCGTACCTGATGCCGTAGTACGGGTTGCCCTCGGGGACACCGACGTAGCCGCACAGGTGGCCACGCATGCCGTTGCTCATGCCCATGCCCTCGAAGAGGCCGCGCATGGCATCGGTGCCCATGTCGAACACGACCTGCTGGATGACGCAGGGCATGCCGTTGAACTCGAAACGCTTGACCGTGTTCTTGCCGAACTCGGCCTTCCGTGCAGCCAGCTTGGCCGCATCCTGCTCGTTCTTCATCATATGCCCCTTTCTGGACATAGTGTGAGTGTGGGGTGGGATACCCTACAGCGGGGGTTCATATCCCCCACCCCACATTGGCCAGCCCTTACGCTGGACCGAGCTTGGGGCAGGGAGAGCCGCTACTAAGCTCTCCCCACCCCGTTGAAGGCCAACACGCACTTAGCAAGCGTGCCAGCCTACTTCTTGTCCTCGTCGTCGGGGAAGCTCGTGGCAAACGAGGCATCAGCCAAGTTGCTATCGGCCTGCTCCACCCGATCTTCGAGGATCTTGGTGATCACGGGAACCAGAAGCATGGCTTCCTCTACGCTCAGGTAGGTCATCAGCTTGGCGCTGTTGGACCCACTGACGGAGATGTCGAGGCCACTGGGGCCCTTCTCGCTGGCCCCGGGAACCCAGATGCGTTCCCACAGGTCGAGGCTGTTGACGGCCTTGGTGAGGGCCATGCAGCAGTCCCGAACGCTCATTAATCCCTTCTTCATGATGCCCCTTTCTGGGTTTGAAGGGAATGGGGAGTTGGCAGTCCTCCCCCCGTTCCGACCTCAGTCGGAGGAGATGTCCCCGTTGAAGACCTCGGTGCCCAGCTGGCGCACCTGATCCCAGCACTCAGCCCAGATGCGCTGGTGGGCATGGGCCTCGTCGATGACCTGCCGCGGGGTCAGCAGGTGCCGCTCATGGACCCAGCTCCCGTAGTCAGTACCACTGATGGTGTACTCGACATGGGAGTATTCGCCCTGATTCGGGCCGTAGCACTCGCCACTAGTACGGATACCAGTGACGTAGCCGAACAGGACACTGGGCTTAGTGGCCGTGTTCTCGAGCCTGCCAACGATGTCCCCAATGGCATGCTGGGGAGTGACCGTGGGCTTGGAACCGTAAACCTTTACCATTGCAGTCCCCTTTCTGGGTGAATGGCTTGGGGAACTGGTAGGGAGAGGTCCGCTCGCCTCTCCCCCCAGCCTTTGGATGCCCCCATCGACAGTTCGCACTGTCTCCATTTGGAGGACTTTAGGCTCTGCAGAGCCCTTTCTCGTCGTCGTTTGGTTTAACGTCCCCCATCGGGCTGACGACCACCGACACAACTCCCCATTCCCATGGGGCGAGGCCGAACCCTCTGTGGCAAGAGGGAACGCCAGCAGTCGAGACATGGGGGGATCACGACCCCATGCTTCTGCCATCGGAAGGGATAGGACTCAAGAGCGGAATACATTCCACCGCTCAGGGGGAGTAGGATGAAGGGGTACTCCCGAACCCCCAGTCTGGGCTCATGCCCTGCGAGGCCAAGGCGTGGAGTAGGGGGCCAGATTGCCCCCAGTCTCCCTACCCTCCACAGCGATGGGACGCTACAGTGCCTGTGATAGCACCGCAGTACCCGCACCTGTAGAGGACCATGAACACGTTGCTCATGGTATGCCCCTTTCTCGCTGCTGTTACTGATGGTGTGACAGAGTACAGCGTAACTCTGTGTAAGAGAGAATAGAGAGGGGTCATCGCAGGGGACTCCCCCCGCTCACCCTCTCCAAACTCCTACGGGTCACTAGATCTTCGCCAAGATGGCGTCGATAGCGACCTGCTGCGCGGCCACCTGCTTCGACAGGACGGTGACAGCCTTGACCAGCGTGTCGACATCACTGTCGGGCGCTGCGGCCTTGACATCGTCGTCGTCGGTGTCGGTGTCGTCGTCATCCTCAGCCTCCATGAGGAGCTTCATGATGATCCCCGACACATCGGGCTGGCCCGTCAGGTAGCCCTTGCCCGAGCGCACTGCGAGCTTCCGACCCGACTGGATCAGGCCCGACAATGCCATCGACTCCATGGCCAGCTCGCCAACCTCACTGGCGGCGCTCCTCTTCGTGTAGACACCCATGTTGTCCCACGCGGACTGAGCCTCGGTGAGCTGAGCAAGCAGCAGCTTCTTCATCGACTTCTTCATGGTGTCCTCCACCAAGAATTGGAACCCACCCTTTTGAGTCCCAAAACTTAACAACTAAAAACATACTGAATGTCAACTATCAGTTGACCATAGGAATGATGTCTGTCACACACAAATCGCAGCCCTACTTTTCAGAACCCATCACAAAATTAACAACCCTCTGGCAGGGCAAATCGGCATCGAGGCATGTATACCTCGATGAGAAACGACAACGACTTGAAAAATTATTGCAGCATTTTTCTGGCGGGTTGGCAATGGTTGGCGGTGTCTTAGGATCGGCTCCTTCGTCGCCTCTCCACTGCTCCTTCCAGTCGCAGTGCGACTCGGAGGTGCTGCCCCTTCGGGGGAGAGCATGAGCCGATACATAAGAAGCCACAGGTCTGCCTACTGGAGGTTTCAAATGTCTCTGACGTCCAACGAGTGGATCGCCGCGATCAAGGAACAGATGATCGATCTGAACATGCGGCTCACCTCGGGCCAGCTTGCTGGTGTGGCCCCCACCGAGGAAACCGTGGGTCTGGTGCAGGACATCGCCAAGAACTGCGACACCGCCCTCGAAGTGCTGGTGGCCGAACAGGAAGCGCCGTAGGCCGTGAGCAGTCGACCGCAACCCACCTGAGGAGGTGACACATGGCGACGAAGAAGAAGAAGGGCAAAGGCAAGGGCTGCTGATGCGCAACGTCGAGTGGAAGTCCCGCCAAGGCCCCGTCTGCCACACGATCTACGAGAGGCCGGAGGCGGACGAGCTTGGCATCAAGTACACCACCAACCTCCGCGCGGACCCTGAACCCGGGCGCTGGATCTTGACCGATGACGGCAAGGTGATCCAGATCCTGAACATGGGTCTTCTTCGTGATGGGGCAAGGTGGATCAGGACGGCCACGGGGACGTTCGCCATCGACGATAAGAACACCGTGGTCGACACCAAGGACCGCGGCTCCCGCTACACCCTCGGCGGCACTGCCCGCCCCATCAGCCACCAGAGACCCGCCCCTGAGTGGACCCAGTTCGGGGTCCTCGTCGCCTCTGGCATGCCCCCCGAGACTGCCTACAGGATGGTCTACCCCGAGGCCACCAAGCCTGCCTACATCAGGGAAAAGACCACCTTGTTGCTCCAGAAGAAAGAGGTCAGGCTCATCATGTCCCAGAAGGTCGAGGAAGTCCTCAAGGCGCTCAACATCGACGCTACGTTCCTGCTCCAGCGGTACAGGGAACTGGCCATCAACGCCGACTCGGATGCCGTGTGCATCCAGGCCCTCAACTCCCTGTCGCGCATCGCGGGCATCATCGAGCCTGCAGGTGGCAAACAGGTCCGTGGAGCCCCTGTGTTCGTCGGCCTGTCTCAGGAGCAGCTGCGCATGGTGGAGGACGCCTACACGCGGCCCATCGTCGGCGAGGTGGTCTCCGAACTTCCAGAGCTTCCAGGTCTTGACGACGAGTCTCTCGGCGATACCGAAGACGCGGACTGCATCGATGCAGGATAAGCCGCGGCAGTATGTTATCCTATGGCACGACGACAAAACAGGGCTCAAAGAGCCTTGGTACACGGACGGGCCTCACTTCTTCGGGTTCATGAAATCCATGAAGTGGCTCGATGAAATCTGGGACGCGATGATGCGCACCAGCCGAGAGAACGCCCTTCACTGGGTCGACAAGGGGAGTGAAAATGGACATCTCCGTTGACTACAAGCAGTTGGCGCGAGAGATCGCTGCTCAGCTGAATTTGGAGGAGACCAAGGCGTCCCTCACGGCGCTCAAGGGCATCGACTGGAACCCGTTCAACGATGACGGCGACGAGCATGTCGGGGCGTTCGGCGAGATGCAGCACAACTGGGATCTGCTGTTCGATGTCGCCGTCAAGGCCGCTCACCTGCTCCAGCGCACCGTCGTCGGCGTGGCCAGCCTCGACAACCCCCAGAAGCACAAGGTCGTCGTGCAGGTGCTGGACGATCTGGTCCGCGCCCCGTGGTACGTCGAGGCGTTCGACGGCCTGATCTTCGACGGGCTGGTCACGGCCGCGGTCAAGTTCTGCCGCGCGATCGAGTGGGGCATCGAGCTGCCCGCGCCGCCGCCCGCGGGCGATGGCTTCAAGGAAATCGGCTGATGACCCGGACCCCCCTCAGCCGAAAGGTGGCAGGGGCCTTCGTGGCCCTTGCCGCCATCCTTGTATGCGCCACACAATCATTCGCTGCCCCACCCATCGAGCCCCGGGCGATCTACAAGAGCATGGTGGCTGGCGAGGTCTTCATGGCCGACATCGCCCTCATGGACCCGTCGACGGGCAGGATCATCATGCCCACCGTCGTCACGACATGGACGGCCAGTTCCCCGGGCGCTGTGAAGATCTTCAACACCTGTGCTGCTGATGGCTGGAACATCCTGTCGACCAACGTGGCGAACACCTCCGTTACGATGTATCAGGCAATCCCGATCATGACCGCGCCAACATCGTTCACCCCGAAGTGCCGAACGCTGCTCGTCCAGAACACCTCTGCAGGGCAGATGTGGATCACGATCCTCGCGGAGTACGAATGATGAAGAAGACAGCACTCCTGACGCTGCTCTGCGTCTTGGTCTTCCCAGTATGCGCGAGTGCCCAGTCCACCCGCATCTTCACGCAGTCGATGGTCAATGGCGCGCCAGCGACTATCGACATGGCCGTCGTGGACGTCTATGGGAATGTCCGCGTGCCGTCCCTTCTGACGATCAGCTGTGACAACGCGATGAACACGACCATCACGCTCCCGGGCGCTGATGGGTATATCCCCGTTGTCACTGGAAGCGGCGTCAGGGATGTCGTGATCGACGGCGTAACCTACAGCACGACTGGCGGCAATGTGTCCGTTGCGAGCGTCATCTGGTTGCCGATGGGCACGTTCACAATCTCCCCGAGATGCAAAACGGTGATTGCCACCTGCAAGAACGCGACACCGCACACCGTATGGCTCACGGCGGAGTACGAGCAGTGAAGAAGGCTGTAGCCATCATCCTCATCGTTATGCTCTCCATCCCTGCCTATGGAGCGTCAAGGACTCGTAGGACGTCGAAGAACAGCGCGGCCTCGTCCAAGAACATGTCATACCAGAACGAGGTCATCTTCGCCGTTGTGCCGACTGCTGACTTCACCATCAGCGGCAGTGTCAATGGCCGTGCGCCGCAGGCCATTACCTTCACTGATGCGTCTGCGGGCGGAGCAACGTCATGGTCGTGGGACTTTGGTGACGGTCAGTCCTCCACCGACCAGAGCCCTACCCATACGTTCACCACGGGCACTGCCGCTGACGTTTCCCTGACGGCCACCAATGACGCGGGGAGCAACACCAAGACCACTGCTGGGGCCGTAGACCTGCTCGACCCGTACTGGTATCCGACGAGCCTCACCCTCAACGAGTCGTCTGGCAAGGTCACGATGAAGAACTTCGTGTTCAGCCCGACTGGTGGAGGGACGGTCTACTGCAGGCTCTACAACGAGGCAAACAGTACCCAGCTTGGCGTCGACAAGAGCAGTTCTGCGACACCGCCAACAACGACTGGCATCACCGTAGGCAATGGGCTCACGATCCGTGGTGAGTATTGGGTGACTGCGGCCCCAGCTGGATACGCCGCATGGGGCTCGTCGTCCAGCAGGCTGGTGTTGTTCAGTGGGTGGACTGTTGTCGACGGCCGCGGCGATAACTCAGTGAACGTCGAGGCCCATCCGTGAGAAGGCTCTTCCCAGAGCGTCTCCAGCTCCTTGGCCTTCGCAGGCCGCTGTCTCTTCTAAGGAAGATCCAGGCGGCTGATGCACAGGCTACCCAGTCCGTCATCGTAGTCCCGCCAACGGTCTCTGCGCAGATCGTGAGCAGCCGTGTGGTCATGGCTGACGGCAAGATGAACCTCGCGCACATCGCGTTCATCGACGACATCTCGGCCTCTGTCACCGTCAAGATGGTGGACGCTGGGACGTCACTGCAGATCGGCTCGGACATGACCGATGGCCCGGGCACCGACCTGAACACGACCGCGGTTGATGTAGAGATCGGCGTCATCGTCGAGTTCTACTATAAGACGGACGTTTCAACAAGCGGGTACTCGGACATCACGACTTGGAAGTACCTCACCCGCGTAGCGATGGTAGACACTGGAAGCCCGCCGATTGAGGTGGACGACCTCCCGATGGTAACGCCCTAACCCACTGAGGTCGCCCCGTAATGACTGACATCCTCGTCGCCAACATCTTCCAGATCTGCACCCTGCTCATTGCCATGGGTGTGTTCATCAACCAGTCGAAGACGACGAAGGAGCTTGTCACTGAACAGGGAAAGAGACTCGAGCAGGTGGAGAAGCAGGCCGCGAGTAGCGCCCTTCTTCTTTCGAGGGTCGGCATAACCCTAGATCGCCTCGACCTGCGCTTTGAAGCCCACGAGAAGGATTCGCCTTGTGTGGTACACACCACGACCCTGAAGTTCATCCACGAAGACCAGAAGATTCAGCGTGAGGAGATTGGCAGGCTGCGCGAGCGGGTAGAGGAGGTCGAGCGGGGTTGATCGCAACGGAGTCACGCGAAGAGGTCCAGCGCAGGTGCGCGGCCAGCATTGAGGTCTTTGGCAAGGTCTGTATGCCCAAGATCTTCTTTGCGCGTACTCCCGAGTTCCACAGACAGATCTACACCGACCTGCAGGACCAGTCGATCAAGAAGCTCGGCATCATCGCCCCGCGCGGCCACGCCAAGAGTACCGTGACCAGCATCCTGTACCCCATGTGGGAAGTACTGCGCAAGCCGCAGGGTGTTGACATGCTGATCATCATCATCAGCGAGTCGCAGGACCAGTCCAAGAACTTCCTGTCGATCATCAAGCACAACCTCTCGAAGAACCCAGCCATCCTCCACTACTTCGGTAGTGTCGAAGGCTCCAAGTGGGCCGAGGAAGAGATCACCACCTCCAATGGTGTGCGCATCGTGGCAAAGGGTACGGGTCAGAAGCTGCGTGGAATGGTCTCTGGCGAGGAGTCCGTCACCCGCCCGAACATCATCCTGCTGGATGACTTCGAGAGCGAGACGAACAGCGGGACGCCCGAGGCGATCGACAAGAACAAGAGCTGGATCACGAAGGCCGTGGAGCCTTCCTTGGCTGACGATGGACGCCTGATCGCCATTGGCACGGTCATCGGCATGAGTTCGTACCTGTGTGACATCCGCAAGGACAAGGCGTGGAAGACCCACTTCTATCAGGCTGCGATCGGCAACAACTTCGACACGCCCCTGTGGCCTGAGAGGTTCCCGACCAGTCGCCTTGTCGCCATCAAGGAGTCACTCGACGCCCGCGGCAAAGGGGAGTCCTTCTGGCAGGAGTACCAGAACGAACCCATCGACCTCACCAAGCAGACCTTCAAACGGGAGATGCTGCGCATCCACACTGGCGAGTACAGCGTTGTGCAGTACATCCAGCCCGTCCTGAAGTTCGCTGAAGGCCCTCGCCCCGAGTTGACCAACATGACGGTCCCCATCTCTGTCGGGATCGGCGTCGACTTGGCGATCAGTGAGGACCGACGCAGCGACTACACTGTGATCTTCCCGCTGGGGGTAGACTGCGACGGCTACAAGTACATCCTGCCCTACACGCGCATGCAAACTGGCGACATCGATATCATCGTTGACGAGATGATCAACGCCTGTGTCAAGTACAAGGCGAATGTGATCAACATCGAAACGGTCCAGTTCCAGCAGGCGGTAGCGAACGCCTTCCGAAAGGCCATGGAAGACCGCGGGGTGTACGTCAGCATCAAGGAAACGAAGCCGAGGACGTCGAAGGACTCTCGGATTCGCTCCCTTCAGCCTATTTTCGCCAGCGGGAAGATCTTTCTTGGTCCGGGCATGCAGGAACTCGAGTCCGAACTGCTTAATTTCCCCAAGGGAGCGAATGACGACCTGCTCGATGGCCTCTATTTGGCCAACCAAGTCGTGTTCCCGCCCGAAATCAGGCCGTTCGCCGACAAGCTGCCCGTTTCTGTTCCTCGGAAGGAGCCCTCGTGGCTAGTCTTGTAGACATTTCTGAGGATGCACGCCTCAGCTGGCAGGTTTTTCTCGACTACCAAGCCGCCCGTGAGGAATGGGCGAAGATGGCCGCGGTCCATGAGGACTTTTTCTACGGCGTCCAGTGGCAGGCGAGCGAAATCACCGCCCTTCAAGAGCGCGGGATGGCTCCGCTCGTCGTGAACCGCACAATGCCTGTGATTCAGCAGGAAATGGCGATGTTCATGGCCAAGCGGCCCGCCTTCAAGTACTTCCCCGTGGACGATGTTGGCGATCCAGCCGTCGCGGCCGTCTTCAATGACGCCGCGCAGCATGTCTGGCACATCAGCAATGGCGACAGCGAGTATCAGCAGACGATGCAGGACTACTTCGTCATGGGTGCTGGCTACATCATCGCCTACATCGACCCGCACGCTGACGATGGCCGTGGCGAGGTCATGATCAAGAGCCTGCCGCCTTGGGACGTCTATCCTGACCCCAACAGCCGCAACATCGACCTCTCGGATGCTCGGTACATCATCGTGTCGAGGCTGATCGACATCGACCAGCTGATCTACATGTACCCCGACCACGCCGAGCAGATCAACGACGCGCCGACAGACAATGGGACCGTCATCGACAAGCCTGTTGGCATGCCGAACACGGACATCTCCAGTGCGATCGCGGCGGTCAACTTCCAGGGGACGATCAGGCAGCAGAAGAAGGTCCGCTTCATCGAGCGTTACGAGAAGATCCGCGTCAAGCGTTGGAAGATCTTCGATGCCACCCGTGGCGTCACGTTCAAGATGAGCGAGCTTCCCAAGGCGTATCAGGCGGCTCTCCACAACGACCTGTCGAGCATCAGGGCCACCCCCGTCTGGGAAACGGCTGTTGAGGTCGTCTGCTCCCTCGGGGACACCATCGTCATCGACAAGTACGTCCTCAAACTGGACACCTACCCAGTAGTCCCATTCTACCTGCACCACCGACGCAACCCGTACCCTGTCGGCGATGTGGCGATCATCATGGGCATGCAGCAGGAGACCAACAAGCGTCGGTCGATCATGCTGCACAACGCCACCCTGAGCGGCAACTTCCGGATGATTGCCCCCAAGGGCTCCATCCAGAACAAGGAGGAGTTCGAGCGCAGGGGCACCACCCCCGGATTCCTCATCGAGTACCTTGAGATCGGCGGCGCTCCCCCGCGCGAACTTCTGCCTGCCCCCCTGTCGCCCGCATGGGTCCAGCTGGAGGGTGAGGCCAAGAGCGACATCGAGTACTCCCTGTCCGTGTTCGGCCACATGATGGGCTCTGGGCAGGACGCTCCAGAGACATACCGCTCCCTGCTCGCCCTTGAGGAGCGTGGCCAGCAGAAGATCCAGTACAAGGCCAAGCACGCCCGCCACGGCCTGCGGATGCTGGGCATCGTCGTGATGCAGCTCATCCAGATGACCTACTCGCCCCAGAAGATCCTTCGCGTGGTTGGGGAGACCAACGAGGCCGCCAAGCGCGTTGTGGCAAACGGGCAGGAAGTCGACCAATTTACTGGCGAAATCAAGACGTTCAACGACCTCATGGTCGGCAAGTACGACTTGATCGTGGCAGACGGAACCTCCATGCCCACGAACCGAATGGCGATGTCCAGCATGATGATGGACATGTTCCAGATGGGGCTCGTGGACAAGGAGGAGGTCTGGAGGAAGCTCGACGGCATTGACCTTGAAGCGATGAAGAAGCGCATGAGCGAAGCCTCCCAGTTGGCGGCACAGCTCCAGCAGCTTCAGGACGCTCTCAAGAACGTCGAGGGCCTCAACCAGACCCTTCGCCGCCAGCTCCAGCAGGCCGAGATCCATCTGGGAGCGCAGAAGGAAATCGGCAAGATGCGTGATGACAGCGCCCAGACCGTGGTCGACCAAGAAGTCACCCGGGCGCGGATCAACGACGAGCTTGGGCTGGTTCAGGAGCGGGTCGCCATGGTCGAGGATGACGCGAGAGCGAAGTCCAACCAGCTGGTGCAGAAGACGAGGGACGAAATGGCTCTCATGCGGATGAGGGCCGAAATGGAGGCCGAAGTTGAACGCGAACGATCCGTTCTGGAGCGACGAGGAAGCTCCTCAAAGTAGCGACCTGCCCGAGGCCGTGAAGGCTGCGGCAGCTCCCGAGATCAAGCGTCTGGCCGATGGAAGCGTCGACCAGAACGCTGTGGTTGCTGCTACGATCGCCAACCACGAAGAGCGAGGTGCGGAGTACTACCGCCTGCAGTACGAAGCTCTGCAGCAGCAGTTCAACTCCGTCAACAGATACACGGGGATCATCAACAGGCTCGAGTCCGACCCGAACCTCGTCGATGTTCTTGAGCGCTCCATCGCTGGCGAGGTCCTTGTGGCCCGCGGCGTGGACAACAAGAGCCTCTTCGACGACGACGATGACGACGATGCCGATACCCCGCGTGCTTCGACCAAGCGTCAGGCCCCCCGCGACCCCGCACAGGATATGTCTCCTGAGCAGATTCGTGAGCAGGCTCGGCGTGAGGGAGAGATGCAGGCAGCGGCCCAGATGGAGCTGAAAGGCTTCTTGGGGCGGCTGGCCACTGAAGGTGTTCCCGCCTACCTACAGGACAAGTTTGTGAAGTTCACGAACAATCCTAACGGCTTGACCGTTGGCGATATGTACGCGGCCTTCCTGTCCATGGAGGAGCGCAGCACCCAAAATGCGCCGCCCGTTCCGCCCGTTGCCCCCAAAAGAGAAGGTCCCGCTGCCGTCACCGTGTCAGCCATCGGTGGAAGCACCGATCGCCCGGGGACTGAGCGGAACATCAGCCAGACCCAAAACGGGGTGCGGTTCATCAACAACCCGAATGACATCGTGCCCGCGTAAGGAGTAGATCATGAGTAATCCCGCGATTGGCCTTGGTGGCTCCACTGGAGTAGCGGCGTATGCCGCTGGCTACGGTGCGAACGTCCCCTCGGCGAACAACCCGAACGAGTTCTACGGCTACGGCACCGCCTTCATGAACCCGAACCAGTTCGTGCTGGACATCAGCGAGCGCATCCACCTGTTCGGTGCCGATGCCTCGCCGTTCTTCAGCTGGTCCTCGATGGTCCGCAAGTCCCCTGCGAAGGGCGTGGACTTCTCGTGGATGGAAGACGAACTGTTCACCCACCGCGACGTCAAGTGCCTCCTGGCTCGTTACTGCCCGACTGGGGCGACGAACGGCAACTGCGTCTACACCCTGAAGATCCAGCACGGCGGCGACTGGCAGGCGTTCGAGGCGGCTCCGCTGGCCGATGCGTACACGCAGTCGACCACGAACCTGTCGGCCAACCTGACGTCTCCGACGATCTGCCTGTCGATCAAGGCCAACAGCGCCGAGATCCTCGTCCTGCCTCTGGCCTACGGCTTGGCCGAGGGCCCGAAGACCCGGACTTGGACGCCCAGCACTGGCACGGCCTTCACGATCAACAACGAGCTGATCCTCGCTGACAACTCGAACGGCACGATCACGGTCGGCACGAACGCGACCAACGCCAGCAACCACTACCTGAAGCATGTCATGAGCCACCACGGCACGGGCTCGTACCCCGCGGCTGGCCTGACTCTGACGTCGACCATCCTCAACACGCTGTTCTCGGCTGGCGCTCCCGTGGCTGGTGCGTCTGACACCATCGTCTGCACGGTGCGCACCTACACCCCGAACGAAATCCATCAGGGCTTCGCTCAGGGCAGCGGCCTGCCGACCGAGAGCCGCAAGCGCTCGCGGACGTTCAAGAACTACGTCCAGATCTTCAAGACGCCGTACAGCATCGCCAACACCCTGCAGGCCGTGCAGATGTACGGCGGCAACGAGCTGGCGAAGCTGCGGTACAAGAAGGCGATCCAGCACAAGGTCGACATCGAGCGCGCGATCCTGTTCCAGGGTGGCGGGAACATGGACAGTGCCACGGCTCCCAACTGGGGCTACGTCGGCGGCACGACCTCCGAGAACCCGATCACGCGGTTCAAGGGCCTCGGTGTCGGTGCGACGAGCATCGCCAACGCTGGCTTCATCTCGACCAAGAACGGTGGATGGGACAGCGGGTTCACGCTGGCGGCTGACGGTTCGGCCACGCAGGCGAACCTGAACGACCTCGCTGGTCGCATCTTCGAGGACACCGTGGACACTCCCTCGTCGTCGAAGCTCGTCTTCGCGTCGAAGAAGTGGATGGGCATGCTCTCGCTGATGGCCCTGAAGCAGGACACCGCGAACTACCGCTGGGGCAACGTGGGCCAGAAGGACGGCCGTCTGGGCATGAAGATCCGCACGCTGGAGACTCCGTTCGGCGATCTCAACTTCGTGGACATGCCGCACTTCCGGGGCGAGTTCGAGAACTACGCTCTGGTCTGCGACATGAACAACATCGAGATCAAGCCGCTGCGTGACACCCAGCTGATCGCCAACTGCGGCGAGAAGACGGTCGACGGCCAGATCGACTACTACATCACGGAACTCGGGTTCGAGTGTCGCTTCGAGTCGACGCACGCGATCCTGAAGCTCACCTGATCGTAGTCGGTTGACGGCAGTGGGGGAGGGACCGCCAACCTCCCCCCACCAACAGGAGGGCCATGTCCGTCTCTGTCGCAGCTCTCAAACTGGGCGTTGAAGCCCTTCTGGACACTGGCACACTCAGCACGACCACTACTCCAACCTCGGCTCAGGTCGAGGCTTGGTTGTATGAAGGGGCCATGCTGATGTGCGAGATCTTTCCTCCAGAGCAGCTCAGCTGGCTGGAGAAGATCATCACTGGCACCGCTGGTGAAACGGTCGACCTCTCCGCGCTCAACGCCATGAAGGTCTCCAGCGTCATCAAAAACGGCTTCGAGTGTACCAAGCTCCACCGCGAGGAACTCCTTCGCATGAAGCGCATGGGGCCGCTGATGTTCTCGGCGTCTAACATCGCCTACTGCATCACGGGCGGTCATGCCAGCGGTGGCGTCACAAGCCTCCAGTTCTACCCGACGACGAGCCTGACATACGAGGTCAGGTACATCGCCTACCCCCTTGCCGCGGCAAGCTGGGCGGCATCTGCGACCGCTCTCGCGCCCCCCACGAACTGGGCTGGTGCGCTGGTCGACTACGCCGTCCTTCGTGCCAAGGCACAGGACGAGGAGATGGAGCAGTCGGAGCAGTCGGTCAAGCGGTGGACTGAGAAGATCCAGCTGACCGTCAGCAACTCCACCATCGGCACGAAGGGCAGCTGATGTACACAACCCTCAAGACGGCTGTCTACGCCTCCCTCGACGCCAAAATGCGGGCAGAGGTCAGCGACTGGGAGATCAACTTCCACATCAACGAGGCGCAGCGCATGCTGGCGCTCCTTCTGCCTGCTGACCTTGTTCCCGAGATCGTCAGGGTTGTCAGGACTGGAACCAGCTTCTCTGGCGTTGGGAACTATGGGTTCACCACACATCCCACTGCTTGGGCCTACACAGCCGCTGGCCTACAAGTGCTTTCGGTGATGGTCGACACCGTAAACATCGGGGACACGCACACCAACCCAAGCCGCGAGTTCGCGCGAGAGGTCTCCGTCGAGGAGTACTTCAAGACCATCGCCGATATCGGAAACACGAGTGTCGACAAGATCTGGTGTGTTGTCGGCAGCTCCATCCTGACGAACTTCAGGGCTGGCGTCCAAGGCGGTAGCCCCGACAGCTTGCTTCTGGTGAAGTACAAGGACTCGCCTGCGTCCATCCCAACAACTGGCGGGTACACTGCTAGGGTAGCAGTCGTGCTGACGTCCTACGACTCCGTGGGTGGCGACATGTCGCTTCTCAAGCTGACATCGGGGACTTGGGCGGCTCTTTCCATCACCGATGGTCAGTTCGCTGACGGAACCGTCAGCCAGGCAATCCCTGCATCTGGCACTGTTGGCACGACTGTCCCTACGGCTCGGATCGTGCGGCTCTGGGATGACGCTGGCGTTGGCTGGCTGCAAGCCAGAGGCCCGGGCACTGTCAACTCTCCTGCTGTTGGCGGTGTCTTCGCGCAGTGGTCGTCGGTGACGACGCTTCTTGTGTCGCCGCCGTCCGCCTCTTACGACGATGCCATCGAGGACTCATACCTGTCCAGCAAGTGGAATCTCCCGATCATCGATATGGCCCTCTCGGCTCTGTGGATGAAGATCGGCGACAAGGAGCGGTCTGCGCTCTACAACAAGAGCGGTATGGAGCGTCTGCAGCTCATGGGCGCATCCGTTAAGGGGGCCAAATGACCATCGGCTCAATCCTTCGCCAGATCCAGACCATGGCTGGCGACACTGACGGGACCAAGACGTCCATGGAGTTCCTGCTCTCGGCCTTCTCGGACGAGATGCGCTTCTGCATGGTCATGTTCCCACAGCAGGTGTCCATCTCCAGTGTTCCCATGACGGGGAACTCGCCAACGACTGCGAGCATCCTCGACCATGTGAACCCGAAGTACGTCTGGAGCGGGGACGTCCAATGCCAGAAGGTCTACGCCAGCGACATGCTCTCCATGCTGTCGGCTGGCACACCATCCATCAGTGGGTACTGGTGGTGCATGATGGAGGGCGTGCTGAATGTCATGCCCTCTGGCGCAGACGTTCGCGTGGTCGGCGACCTCTACCTGAAGAACGACTACACCACGAACCACCTCAGCCATTCGCTCGATGTCGTGGCCACCGCCTACGGCACCAGCCCCAACTTCGTCCGCCCGGGGCTCACTGGAGGCCCTCTGGCCATCGTCCGCTATCGCACGGCTCAGCGGGCGGCCGAGTTCATCGGTGACTTCAACCGCGCCCAGTACTTCCTGCAGGTCGCCGTCCGCAAGGAGGCCGAGACCCGGGCCACCTCCTTCGACCGCAGCACCACCTCTCTTGGGGCCGTGTTTGGGAGTGACCTGTAATGAGTGAAAAGAAGCTCTGGCAGGTTGGTTGGAAGGGCGGGCAGACCGAGGGCGATGTCGGCCCTGAGACCGTTCAGGAACTGCTCAACGTCGACCTCGATGTCGAGGGCCAGCTGCACCCGCGCGGCACGCTGACGGAGAATACGAGCCGTCTGTGGACGCATACGGGCGCTACCGACATCCCCATCGACATGAAGTACATGAACAAGCCCGACGATGCGGCTGTTGTCTACCGCGTCCAGCTCACCACCACGGGCATCACTGTCCTGCTGGATAGCGATGGTTCTACAGTCGTCACGTTGACATTCGCTGCGGCTGAGGGATGGGCTGGCAGTTCAACCATCGACATCACCTCGAAAATGGACATCGACAACAACAACATCTACGTCACGGCCCTCATCTCTGGCGTGCCTGTCGGTGTGTTCAAGGCGATGTACATTTCCGGGTCTACCAGATGGAGGATTCCACTCGGTACGTCCAACACTGGGCTCAGCGCCGAGGCCGCGTACTCTGCCAAGTGGGTGATGATCGGTCCAGATGGCATTGTGCCCGCTTTGGACATCATCGAGATCACCGAGACATGGGGGCAAGCTCCGTCCAACACCAGAGATGCCTTTTACTCTTCTGCGAATACCCTGTGCGGGTTGATGAAGACGAAGGTGGTCATCGGCGCTCTCAAGATGCTCGACAGGGCACAAAGCACAGCAGCGGTCGCGGCCTTTATCCCCCAGATGTCGGCCAAACAGACGTTCACGGTCGAGTTCTCTGTGCAGTTCGTCTATGTGGATGGGACGCACAGCAGTATGTCCGATCCCGCATCGTTCACCTCGCAGACGTCAGCTGCCGATCTTGCTGTCGGCATTGCCTCGACCATCGCCATGAATACCAGCCTCTCGCAGGCAGTGGCGGCGGTCAACGTATATCGGCGTATCATCCGCAAGAGCGAAGCGACCATCACCGACCCCGCCTACGAGCTGCTCTACACCGCAGACATCGGAAGTGATGTGCTTGCCGAGAAGGACTCCATCTCAAGCGAGAACGTCATCCACAAGTACTGGGCCGAGTTCCACAACCTAGGGTCTGGCGTTGGCACTGATGATGAAGCTGCCATGGGCACGACGTCGATGATGCGAGTCACAATTCCGTCGACCACCACCAACCTTATCGAGCCTGGGGCTGGCCACAGGCGCGAGTTCTCTGGTACAGCTACATACACCTCTGGTTGGTTCAAGGTTGCTGCCTATACACCAGACACGCCAGACAGCAACCTTGTCGTCTTTTGCCCTCGCGCCCTGATCGCCAGCGGCATACACACCTATTACGCTGGTAACATGATCGAGTCGCAGAACGAGGCGACACAGGGCCAGTACTACAAAATGGTCCTCGGCAGCGTCGGCAATGAGTGCGTGTCGGTGTACAACTTCGCGGCCAACCTCGGCTCCAATGTGTACGCCATTGGCGGGGACCAGTCCATCTTGAGCCCGAGGCTCGTCCTTGGGTCATATGCACAGGTGCCAGTCAGGTACTACATGGGCGCTGCCTTCACGGACAATGGAGGCACATGGAGCGTAACCGAGAAGGTCCAGACGGCTTCTTTCGGTGACGACATCGGCGGCATTGTCATGTACCAGCCGACCAACAGTGTGACCAAGTGCAACTACAGCACTACCGCTGTCACTGGTGCTGGAACGCGGATGATCGACCCCAAGGTCCTCGTCATGTACGTCGACGACACTCAGGCTGGCTTCAGTGTGGAGAACGTGGCGGGCATCAATGACATCGAGAAGAGCGTTGTCCTCCCGAGGAAGATCTCCTTCGGGGCTGGCAGGATGCTGTGCCTCAACGTCCGTCAGGATGAGACCGAGAAGGCTGCTCGCCTTGTCTATAGCGAGTTCAGGCGCTACAACGCCTTCCGCAAGTCGAACTACATCGACTACGGCCCGCGCGATGATGGCGTTGGAGTGTCCATCGCCTACTTCGCTGGGCGGCTCCTCGTCCTCCACAGCACCTCCTGCTACGTCATCGACATCTCGGGCGGCTCCGACATGGCGTGGCGCGAGCTTGCGTCCTACAAGGATGTCGGGGCCATCAGCGACAAGGCTGTCGTCACCTCGTCTGTCGGTGTCTTCTTCGCCAGTCAGGCGGATGTTTACTTCTTCGACGGCAACAAGATCATCAAGATCAGCGACCTCGAAGGACGTCGCGTCACTGCCGCCTATCAGGCCATGACGAAGGCCAACATCACGCTTCTGTGGCGGAGCGACCTTCACCAGCTCTGGGTGTGCGATCGTGGCACCACCGTCCTCGTCTTCGACATGGATCTTGGTGCGTGGCACAAGCACTCGCTGATCGAGTTCAGCACCGCTGGCCCGTACATGCTCCCGATCAGGTTCAACAACTTGGCCAACGCCGAGTTCTTGACAACGGCCTACAAGAATGGCACAACGGACAAGGTGCAAGCCTACACGTTCGTCACCAACGGAACCACGACCCCGTTCCAGTGGGGCGTCACGACTGGCCCCATCAACATGGGCGTGTCCGAGGTCGTCAAGAAGGCGAAGAGCCTGTACGTCGACACCAGCGGCGTTGCGTCTACGTCTGGCGACATCGACGTCTGGTACACGGACGTCACTGGGTCGGCCGACAAGTCGTTCACCCCGGGTACTTCCCGGGCCGTCAATCGCGTCAAGGTGTCCAGCCGCAACTATTGGCTGAACATGAAGCTCTTGACCAAGCTGAACGGGAGTACCTATTGGCGTGGGGCGATCGAAAGCCTCGGTCTGAGCTACAGACCGAAGCGCCTGAAGTAGCCAACCTCCAGCAAGAGGTTGAGCGAAACAGGTCCAATTCTGTAGAGCGGCCTCGGCTCACAACCGTTGTCCCGCCCAACAGCGAGGGACGCGACGGGGACCACAAGTTTGTCGTGGTCGACAACGTGACATGGGCCTACTGGCGCGTCAACGGCCGCTGGAAGAAAGTGAGGATGGAAGATGGCTAGAAATAGCGGCAACGGGTCCGACGAGAGGACGCCAAGCAATGATGGCAGCGGGCAGGTTCCCCGCGCCATGAACGCCGTGACGGCCCGTAGAGACAACTTCTCCAACGCCCTCACTCAGTACGGCAATGGTGCCCGCGATTTGCTTGGTAACATTACTGGCCCCACCACTGCCAACAGCGGCGTGATGGAGTACTTCGGGAATGTCATGGCCAACAAGCAGCGCGTTGCCGCCCTGAGCGACAGCTTGCTGCAGAAGCCACGCGAGCAGGGCAGGTCTCTGGCCGAGATTGATGCTGCCATGCGTGCTGACGAACTCGCGCTGCAAGGTGACATCCAGAAGAAAGAACTCCAGCAGAAGAGCGACATCGCAGAGAAGGACATCTTCGAGGTTGCATCCGAGGCGGCTTCGACACTCGTTGCCCTCGACAAGGGCCTCCGCGCCTTCACCAAGGCGTCTGGCGACGAGGAGATGGCTTACGATCCCAAGAAGTGGGAAGAGACCTACAAGAACTACATCGAGCAGGCCAAGGCTCAGGGCATCGACCTTGAGAGTATGCCGCCCGAGGAGGCCGCTCAGTACTACGAGTTTTTCAACAGCAGGTCTCTGGACATCGCCAAGGGTGAACACAAGTCGTTCAGCCAGAATCCTGCTGCGTGGGTGGCCGACCAGATCGCAAGCGGCCTTGAGGTGCTTCCGGGGCTCAAGAAGATGCGGCGCAAGGCTGTCGCCACAGCAGAAGCCGAGCGTGTCGCAGAGAAGTCACGGGCCACGCCCGAGATGACCGACGCAATGCGCAGGCTGGTGCAGAACCACTTCGAGGCTGAGGGCAAGACCCGTGAAGAGGCGACCGCCTACTTCAACCTTTTGGGCCGCGCGGCGCTCACGGCCGCTGCTGCCAATGGCCTCAGCGTGAGCGAGACGTTCTTCGATACGTTCTTCGCCACTGATGGGGCTGGTCAGCCTGTCCCGGGAATCACCAGCTTCACGCCCGGGCTGGTCGCCGTGACGCCTACGCCTCGCGGACCCAATGCCCCCGATCCGAATGACCCGGGGGCCCCTGCTTCGAGCGCAGTCGTGAACTTCGGCACCTCGCACTTCGCCCCCCTGTTCGGCCTCATCGTGCAGAAGGAGGCGGGAATGTTCAAAGATCCCTACAACGCCTTCAACCGCGGTGCCGCTGCCGACTCGATGACGGTGATGAAGGACGCCAATGGCAACGTCATGTATCGGTCCAACGGAATCTCACCAAAGATGCGCGTCATCGAGGCCGACGAGATCTGGGGCAAGAAGATCACCGACATGTCCGTGAGCGAGCTTCAGGGCTACATGGTGACGAAGGAGCCCGGGAAGGAAATCAAGGCCGCTGGCGCCATCCAGATGACCGAGATCTTCCTTAAGGACGCCGTTGCGAAGGGTATCGTGAAGCCCGACGATGTGGTGGACAGGGACACCCAGATGAAGCTGGGCGTCTGGTCGCTCACCGACAAGCACCCCGAGATCGGCAGCTACCTCGACAAGGAGCAGCCGACCAGTGCTGACCTTGTTGAGGCCGCAAGGGGCTTGTCCCGTGAGTACGAGACCTTCGCCGACCCGACCACTGGGTACTCGTTCTACGATACGAACGGCAACCCGTACAACCCGAACGACCCCAACAGCCATCCGAAGGTCGCGTCTGTCTCGCATACCACGTCCATGCAGACACTCGAGGAAGTTCGTGGGCTGAAGCGTGCTGGGGCCAAGCAGGGCGAAAGCACAACCGCGTCCGAGAGCAGGCAGGACCAGATCGTGATGGACATCCTGCAGGCCAACAAGGACAAGGATTTAGTGCGGCGCATCCTACAGCCTGACGCCGAGCGTGAGCATGTTGTCCACGACAATGGCGACGGCACCACAGAAACGCGATCGCACTACATGACCTACTCCAGCGTCACCGACAAGGATGGCAAGGAGAAGTGGGCCGTGTACGCCAATGTCATGCCTGAGCTGAACATGGAGACCACCGCGGTTGGCCAGACACTCAACACTCGTCTGAAGGACTTCAGCTTGGATGGAACCGCCTGGGAAACGGCCAAGGCTCGCAAGGAGTACATCCTTTTCGACACGCAGGCCGAGGCTGATTGGTGGTCGAAGAACTACAGGCGCTTCTGGGGGAGAAAATGAAACGCGAAGACTACCAGCTTAACCCAGTCCCCGACAGCGCAGGTCGGCTTGCCAGCGAACGCGGCCTGACCGACATGGAGCGCAATGGCCTCGGTGTGGAGTGGCAGCATGACTTCGTGAGAAGGGCCCTGCTTTCCAACTACGACCCGAACGCCATGATGGAGCAGGCTGGCTCCCAGTTGATCGCTGGAGGCATGGAGAACTCCGGGGTCTACCAAGCCAAGCTCCCTGCCCAGATCGCAGCCGCAGGATACGGCGTTCAGATGGACTCCCTCGTTAAGGCCAAGGAGACCAGTGATCAGTACTCGGATCGCGCCTTCGGCCAGCTTCTCCAGCTGAAGGGCCAGCAGGACTCCATGGCGATGCAGCACGACATGGCCCAGAAGAACCTGAATCTCACCTACGACGCCAGCAGAAAAACATGGTGGGATTACGCCATGCAGGGGTCGCAGTTCGCTGCAAACATCGCGTCGATTGCTGGGTAGCCAGCAAGGAAGGGATCACGGATGAAGGGGATGTACAACACCAATGCTCTCGAAGGCTTTACCAACGCCGTAGAGGGCATTAGAGCTGACCAGCGCGCGCAGGACGAGAACCGTATGCGCATGCGTGCCCTTGACAGCCAGCTCGCCACCGAGAAGGCCGAGCGCGATCTGCTGCCCGCTCGTCTGGCCCTCGACTCGAAGAAGCTCGAGTATGAGATGACCATCGGGAAGATGGACATGCTCCTGAAGACCGCCAGCACGGTCGACGTCCTGCAGACCAACTCCCTTGATCGCACGATCAAGACCGACCAGCATGGCGAGTGGAAGGACGTCACGCCGCTGCGCAAGGGCATGATGAACCTTGAATACCAGATGGCGTCAATGAACGCCTTCGCTCGCACCGTGGAGATCGGCCACCAGTTCCGTCAGTGGGCGCAGCAGGACCTCTATGGCCCGCTGTACGCCATGGCCACCTTCCTGACGTCCATCGCCCCGAACCTCGTCCAAGCGGCCAACGTCATCGAGAAGGGTGACAAGGAAGTCAAGTCGCGGATGGGCTTCGTCACCGAGCGTCTCGTCGACAAGTCCAAGAAGGACAAGAACGGCGACTACCTTGAGTTCAATGGCGACAACCGCGGCGTCATCGAGTGGTCGAACATGGCCACTGGTCGCTCTGGCATGCGCAACCCTGACGATGCTGTCAGCGGACTCGCCTACTCCATCGCTCAGGATTACGGCGACCGATACAGGGTCGTGGACAAGAACGGCAAGGCCCAGTACCAGCCTCCTACGGATGGCGTCGACGCTGGTCAAGGGCTTCAGGGCGCTCGTGACAATCTGTACGCTCGGCACCTCATCGAATCCGTTCGCGGCCTCGACAACGCCCTCCCTGGCGTTCAGGAGACCCAGCGGGCATACACTGAAACTGCTGCTGGCGTCGAGGCGACCATCGACGAGCTTGCCGCCACGGCCAAGGACCCGAAGCTGAAGCGGGAGATCATGAGCAAGATCGACCTGCTGCTCTACAACTCGCAGGAGAGCGCACAGGAAGAGCTGAAAAGTTACCTGATGGAGAAGGGCGGGACTGGGCTTGTCATCCAAGTGATGGGCAATGATTCCGTTGAGGGTCTTCGCCATCACGGGTATACTCTTTCTGGATTTGCGAGGATTCAGGACGGGATTCCTGTCTTTGACAACGAGCAGTCCGACTGGAGAACTGGCAAGACGTTCGTCACCGCGCGGGCCAGCAAGATCTGGCCCAACGAGATGCTGTCGCCCGACGACTTCAACTCCGTCCTCGCCGCCAAGGCCAATCGTGACGGCACGATGAAGCTGCTCGGCGAGACCGAGGACATGCTCGGGCTGGGAGCCAATGCCGCTGGGGATGTCTTCAGGCGCGCCATGACGACCGACCTGCTCAAGGGCATCGTCGAGTCTGGTGGCGGAACCGAAGACGGGACCATGCCACGCAACTCTTGGTCGATGATTAGGGAGCTTGGCGAGGAAACCAACAAGAGACTCGAGAACTACGGGCTCTCGATTGGTGCGATCGATTCCGTTACTGCCGCCGCTGGTTATGGCAGTGCGTACAGAGGCCAGTAGACGAAGGGGAGAAGATTGAGCGACAAGAAAAACGAAAGCCCCACGGAGACGATCGATGCTGGCCTTCTGGCCCATCTCGTAAATAACAAGGGCTTTCGGTCTGAGACCTCGGCGGTCAACGTCTGGAACGGCTACAAGAAGAAGTACGGACCCGAGGCTTTCGCCTACATCGCGCGCGACTTCGGGTACAGCCCGCAACAGACCATCGCCCCGCAGGCGGATGCTCAGGCCGCCTCCACGGGTCAGGAGGCAGCGGGTACTCCCTCCGCCCCTGCCTCCGCGCCCGTGACTCTGCCGCCATCCCTGCAGGCCGCTACTGGCCAGCCCGTCGAGGGGCCTCCGGGCGCTCCGGGCACGCAGGGAACTGTGCCACCCTTCGCAGCACCGCAGACCGACACCCAGCAGTTCTACGCCGCCAAGGCGCAGGCTGAGGCTGTCGCTAGTGCCGCCATCGGCAACACCACTGGGACGATCATCCCCGGGCAGTCTGGCGCTGTCAGCATCGTCCACCCGTCGACGGACGTTCCGTTCGGCAACCCGCTCAAGCGTGTCGCTGGCCTGTCTGGCCCCCGCAAGACGATGATCGAGTCTGGTGTGCCGACGAGCATGGGCAACCCTGCTCCCGTCAAGATCAGTCCGCAGTTCGGTCTGCCGCCCAGCACCAGCACCGCGGCCAAGACGCTTACCAACGATGAGTGGAAGAAGCTCCCGTTCAAGGAGCGGTGGAAGCACGCTGGCGACAACATGGCTGACATCCAGAACAGCGGTGTCGTCAGCAACGCCGATGCTGTCGATGAGGCCACGCCTCAGATCGGCCGCGTCAGTGGGACCAACGTCGGCCTCGATGCTGCCCACTGGCGGCTGTTCAGGAAGCACGCGAAGAACGTGTGGGAGACGCATCCCACCACCGCTGCTGGCTGGGCTGACTCTGGCCAGACCTATGCGTGGCACGCCTTCAACACATGGTCCTTCGGCGCTCCTGAAGGTCTCCGCGGCCTCTACATGGCCCTCGGCGGGGACCCGTTCTGGACCCAGTCCGACAACCTGTTCTACACCGACTCGACTGCTTTCGGCGAAGCCATGGGCGCTCTGGGTGACGTCACTGGTATGCTGATGAGCCCGGGCAAGCAGGCGGCGAAGCTCGGTGGCGGCGTCCTCAAGGGCGCTGGTCGGGTCGTCGGCAAGGACATCGCTGGTGGCGTCGAGGCCGTCCTCTACTCGAAGGGCATCGGTAAGGTTACGCGGGGCGTCAACGCCGTCAACAACTGGAACCCTGTCGGCCAGATGATGCAGAGCGGTGAGGCTGCTGTCGGCAAGTTCCTCGTGTCCAAGGCGGTCGCCCCCTTCGGGGCTCACCTGATGACGACCGAGGCTGGCAAGTCGCTCGTCGCTGGTGTCGCCGAGATCATCGGCAAGAATCGCATGAGGAGCCTGCTTGGGAGCAGGTCCGCAGAGCAGGCCGTCGAGCAGGCCGCGTCGAAAGCCGCCAAGAATACCCTCGCATCCGAGTGGAGGGCCGTCCGCCACGATCCGCTGCGCAACAAGATCGAGAACGAACTGGTCAGCGATGCCGAACTCACGGCCTTGACCACCTTCTCGGCCAACGCCCGCAAGGAACTGGGCAAGGTCCTCGGCAACGCCGATGATGCCACGATGCAGAAGCTGCTCGACAGCATGACTGACGAGTTCGCCATCTACCTGAAGACCAACCCGACTGCGACTGGGCTGCTGAAGCACCCGTTCGGGTCTGGCCGTCTGGCGTCCAAGCTGCAGGCCAACAAGTTCGTCGACATCACCAGCAGGGTGTTCGTCGATGGCGCACTCGAAGCTGTCGGATTCGGTGTCCAGCACCTCACTGCCAGTATCGGCCCGTACTTCGAGATCGTCGCCCAAGAGGCTTACGAGAAGGGTGACAAGCTCACGTTCATGGACTACGCCAAGAAGACTGGCGACCTGTGGGCCGACAAGAACGGCGTCAAGTTCGGCAAGGACTGGAACCCGAACAATCAGGGCAACGTCTACGACTCGATGACGATGGGCTTCGTGTTCGGCACCAAGGGCCTCGGCGCTGGGCACATCGGCAAGTTGCCGTGGGTCAGCGAGCGTGTGCCTTGGTTGAACACTGCCGATCGCAACTTCAGCGACCTCAAGCGCGGGCTGAACTCTGTCCGCGGCGTCGGGAAGATGGAGTTCAGGGACTACATCATGCAGCTTGGGTCTGACGGACACGCCGAGGTCCTGAACCGCATGGTCGGCGTCTTCAGGCGCGCGGGCATCACTGTGAACCCCAACGCTGTCATGGCCGACGAGCTGGCTCGCCTGTTCAAGGTCGCTGAGGATACGCCCACTGGCCGTAAGGCGATCGAGAAGGCGATCAAGCTCATGCGTGGTGATGTCAAGAACATGACCGACAAGCAGCTCGCCATGTTCGCGGCCATCAGCAGGGCCAACGCAGAGCGGTTCCCAATCATCATGCGTGATGGGCGGATGTACGACAACCGCATCGCCAAGCTCAACGAGCAGGACATTGGCAAGCTCTACGATGACGTCTGGGCTGACGATCTGGCCAACGAAGGTCGGCTGCTGGCTCGCAAGAACATCGAGGACACGATCGCCCACGAGAACAGCATCATCGAGCAGATGTACAAGAGCGAGTCGAGGGTCATGTTCCTCTCGGATCTCGCCAAGTCGTCTGTCGTCGCTGGGGCCATCTTCCTTGAGACTGGCGGCGGCGAGATGCTCCGGGCCATGAACGACGAGAACTCTGGTCCCGTCGAGGTCGCCAACGTCATGAGTCACGCCATGTTCTCGTTCATGGCTGGCAGTCATCAGCGGTACAGGTCCTCGACGCCTGACATGCTGAAGTCCACCCTCGATGCCACGAAGATCGGCAAGGACCAGCCCGGGTGGCTGCAGAACCGCATGCGCCTGTCCGCCCTTCAGGCCCAGATGCACTACGGCGGGCAGGAAGTTCACCCGTTCATCGCCTACGTCCCGCCTCCGATGGACTACAAGAGCATCCACCTGATCGCCGCAACGGGATCGGTGAATGACTTCGTGGTGGACATCGCCAAGCGCGTTGCCGACTCCGTGAAGAATGGCAAGGGCTACCATGCCGTCAACAAGCTCGGGGACATCAGCGATCCTGCGAACATCTCGCCTGCTGGGCGCACGCCGCTGACGCATGACGAGCTGGATCAGGGCCTCGCTGTCCTCAAGGCGCTCACTGCCTCTGGCGTTCCACTGCCCGAAGCCTTCAACATGGCTGGCTACAAGCCGACCGATGGTCAGGACTACATCGACGCCATCAACCATTCCGAGAACCGCGCGGAGTACCTTGGGCACATCACCCATGCCTTGCGCAACATGGCCATCGAGGGCAAGTACCTGAGCGACGGCGGGACGTTCAAGGCCGAACACTTCTACCGAATGACCCGCCTGTCTGCTCAGAAGAAGATCGGCGAGATCGCAAGCGCTGTCGACTACACGGCTACCCAGCTGGCCCGCCTGCAGTCTGGTGTCGTTGCTGGCCGCGACAACGTCTTGAGCCCCGTCACCTTCGAGAACAATCCCGAGTTGACGGCCCAGATTCAGGACTTCGTGGACATGGCTGCGACCCTGCAGTCCCGCTACGAGATCTTCAAGGAGGTCAAGCCCGGGTCTGGCACCGTCAGCGTCAAGTCCCTCGGCGACAGCGTTGCCGCTGCCCACCAGATGGGCCGCAAGGCGCTCGAACTCCACCAGAAGCCGATCTCCACTGACGGCGGGGAGCTTCTCTCTGCCGCTGAGATGGCCGCTCTCAACATCATCGACGAGTTCCACAGGTCGCTTTCCGCGATCGGCGTGGACCCCAAGCTGAAGCTGGGAACCCCGGGCGGGGAACTGAAGAACTCCCTGTACGAGGCCGTTGAGATGACTGGCCGCTTCATCGCTGGCGAGCTGTTCCACTTCCGCACCCCGGGTGGCGTGGTCATCTCGGGCACCAACGGCAAGCGGTTGACTGTCGAGGGCCTCATCGCCGCGGCCGAAGCTGCTGGCCTGTTCTCCAACGAGCGGATGGAGGGCGTCAAGGGCAAGCGTATCCTGCGCCCCATCAGCAGGGACCTGCTCAAGGAACTGGCGAAGGAAGACCCCCAGAAAGCCGTTCGGTTGCTCTGGCTGCACGACACGCTCAAGAGCATGACCGATCTCGTCTACACCCCGACCGACGAGGCCGCTGCCAGTCTCACTGGCATGGTCATCAACGTCGAGGGCAACATGGGCGCTGGTGCGTTGCTGGAGACCAGCGACCTGTCCAAGCTGTTCCGTGCGCAGAAGGGTGGAGCCAACCGCCCGGGTGACGCCTACAACCCGATCTACCATCGCCGTGGATTCTGGGGCGCGCTTGAAGACGCTGGCATCGTGATCAACTCTCGGGAGCATGCGTTCAACACGCTGGCTGACCTTGAGGGTCTCAAGAACATGACCCTCTCCGAGTCCCAGCGCATGACCGCTGCCGCCATCAAGATCCACAAGCTCTACATCAAGGATGCTGGTGGCAACCGCGTCATCGCTCCCGACGTCCTGCTTGGGAAGCTCCTCGGCATCGAGGACATCAATGGCCCCGAGGGTGTGTCCATCGCCGCACAGGCACTGCGCAACGCCAACGGCGACCTGATGTCCGCTGCGCCCAGCCCAGACCTCGACACCCCAGTCTTTGGGCCTGCAGAGAAGTCGTGGGAGTTCAGGATGCAGCTCCTCATGCGCGAGAAACTGGCGGCTCGCCTTGGTGGCAGCATCAAGAACCTCGACGGGACCGAGATGACGTTCGAGCAGCAGAAGGCCCTGCTGTTCAAGACCACCTTCGGCGTTGACCTCGACGCCTACATCAAGATGGTCGACGGGTTGAACGACGCTGGCGTCTACGACGGCTGGACGACCGACACTGGCAAGGTGGACGGCGTGCCCCGCGTCATCGACACCAAGCTGTACAGCGACATGGGCCATATGCCCCTGCTGCAGGAGGCACTCGCTCCTCTGGTTGGCATCAGTGGTCAGCGCCGCGCGGAGATGGTCGACAACATGACCAAGGTCCTGCGTGGGTACAGCGTCGATCAGGGCCGCACCAGCCACCAAACTGTCGAGCAGCTGGTCAGGTACATCTCGTCCCTCGGCAATGCTGGCGACCGAACCTCGATGATGCGGCTGCGCTACCTCACTGAGGGCGTGGCCAAGATCGTTGTCGAGAAGGATGGCCAGTCGATCTTCACGATCGACACCAAGGACATGAGCCAGGAAGCCATGAGCAAGATGCTCGACCGCTACGAAGCGCTCGAACTCGGCCGTGGCACCAGCGTCGACATCATCACCGACTACCAGCGCATGCTCACCAAGCAGAGCGAGGACATCGTCGGCGTGTCGTTCTTGGCCAAGCCCGAGAAGAGCAAGGGCGCTACGATCACGCACCTCTTCAAGGAGATGCGTCTGGGCTCCACCTTCAATGACGCCCATACTGAACGATTCCGTGAAGTGGCGGCGCAGCTCGTCGAGGAGTTCAAGGCCAACCCGCCCGAGTCCTCTGGGGACACGGAGCCGTTCGTCGATGAACTGATGCGTAGGTTCAAGGCGACGTTCCGCCAGATCGGCCAAGAGTCGATGGGCAACTCGGTTGTTCAAGGACCTGTGACGAAGGAAGAATCCGAAAGGGGGATGACGCATCCAGCCAGTATTGGTGTTGCCCCCCATGCTGTCGAGGTCGAGCTGGGCAAGCTGAGCAGGGCCGACATGATCGGGATCTTCGATCAGGTTGCTGACGCCGAGGTTGTCCTGCACCTGACGGCGAGCGATGCCGCAGCCTTCGACATGGCTGGCGTCACCCTTCCCGAGAAGGGCGCTCCTGCGGCTGGTGACAGCCCGGGCGAGACCAACGCTGGCATGATGAAGGCCCCCGCTCCCGTTGGTGCCAGCCGCGGCCAGTTCTCCGTGACGAGGAAGCTGCGCAAGGCTGACATCGTTCGCCAGATCCTCGACCAGCTCGGCAGTGACCGATCGATCGAGCTGGACATGCACGACGACAAGACCAACACCAGCCTCGCCTTCAACAGGGGCCGTCTTGGTCGGCTGAACGACATCCTGTTCCTGCATGGTCTGGCCAAGCCGAGTGAGGTCTCGAAGCCCAACGCCATCGATGAGACGCCCGACAAGAACACGAAGGCACTCAAGCTGGCTGGGCGCTACGGCCACGAGGGGGACAACACCCCGATCGTTCTGGTCCCGTTCGGCGACAGGAAGCTGCTGGCGATTCAGGTCCCCAAGGATCGGGCCGCCATGCTGACGATGCTCAAGACCACGAAGGCCGCCTTCGACGGCACCAGCATCGCCTTCTCAAGGGCCAAGGGCGACTTCACCAAGCTCTACAAGATGCTCGTCGACGAAGCGACTGGCGAGCTGCGCACCGAGATCACCACCAAGAATGGCAAGGTCGTCCAGTTCGAGAGCATGGGCGATCTCATCAAGGCTGGAGTGGTCAGCCACAAGGACCTCTACAACGCCTTCGCCACCGTCATCCGCGCCAACGTGCATGGCACTGGCATCAGGGAGGACTCGAACAAGTCCAAAACCCACGCCATGGACGAGGCTCTGGATGTCGGCTCCAACAAGCGGTACACCCAGCTGGGTAGCGACTCCTACCGCAAGATCAGCGACCTGACGTTCTCCATGGCTGTGAACGAGGCCGTCCGTGCTGGCCACACCAGCGAGGCAGAACTCGTCTCCCGTGGGTTCGTCAAGCAGGCTGACGGCACTTGGAAAATCCGCGTCCAGCTGGTCGCCGAGAACAAGAACAGGGAGCGAGGCGGCGTCAAGGAGATGGACGGCAACATCCCTGTGGCCCGTGGCGCAATGGATGTCCTCGCCATCACTGGCGGCTTTGACCCCCAGACCACCCGCGATTTCCGCAAGAATATGCAGTGGGCTGGCTGGAAGGGCTTCATCTTCGGCTCTCAGGGTGACGGGTTTAACTTCCTGACCAAGTCCTTCATGACCTCGATGGACAACTCGCAGGAGATGCTGGCCCTCCATGCGAACGTGGCCATGTTCGTGCCCATGTCGTCGATCAAGCTGGGCAAGCCCGCGCGGGGAGCCATGTACTCCCACGCTGACGGCCCGATCGACTTCACCGAGGCTGGACACAGGCTTGCTCGAGGGCAGAAGGTCGAGCTGATCGCTGGAGAAGAGAACATCATCGAGATCAGCCCGAGTGATCTCAAGTTCCAGGCCATGCATGACCCCACAAAGCTGACCGCTACGATCACGGCTCAGCTGACTCAGGGCATGTCCCATGAAGCCATCAAGGCGTTCCTTGATGACGAGGCCATGTTCCCTGCAGCCGACATCGAGGGCTTCACCTCGCAGGTCTTCGACCACTCGACGATGGGGCAGGCTGCGGCCCGCGCCTTCTACGAGAAGGAAGACAGCGTTGACAACAGCTACTCGCCGAACGACTACGGCATGGGTGCGATGTCACTTCTGGACGTCACCCTCATGGGTAGCCGCGGCGGTACTGCGACCCCGATGTTCCAAGGGCAGATCCGTCAGCGCGTGATGAAGATGGCCAAGGAGCGGCTGTTCAAGGGCATGAGCATGCACGGTGGCTCCGCTGCCATGTCGCCCGATGCCTCCGGGTCGCTGAAGGCCACCGAGATCATCCTCGGACCGCAGGCTCGCAACGCCCTGCTCAACCTGAAGCACACCTACCTTGGCGTCGAGCGCACCAGACATCTCAACATGGTGCTGGTCAACGGCAAGTGGGTTGTCGATGGCGACGGCGTCGAGTACACCACTGCCCATGCCGACCAGTACCAGCAGGGCACGTTCAGTCACCGTCTGCGCGCAGAGGTCAAGGACAAGGCTGGCAAGGTCATCGGGAAGATCGGCAAGGCGTGGAACTTCAACCAGCCTTCCGAGGGACTGCCTTCTGACTCCGTGGCCGAGGACCGCAAGACCACTTGGGTTGACACCAACCTCAACGAACGTGCGTCCATCGATGGCAACGGACACATCCGCGGCTTCCTCGCCCAGATCGTGTCCGAGATCTACGCTGGCGGAGTCAAGAAGGGCGCACACACAAGGCACCTTGCCCCCATCTACCAGTTGTTCGATCGCTCGAAGGGGCACATCGCTGACGATACCTTCTTCCCCGCTGCCAAGATCGTCAACGACATGTTCGTCGACGTCATCACGGCCAAGAGCCCCGACGAGGCCAAGAAGGCTGTTCAGAAGGCTGTCGACAGCCTCAGGAAGGGTGACGAGAACGGCCCGATTGTGATCCACCCCGAAGGCGATGCCATCGTCAGCATGATGCAGGCCGACATGGGTGACGCCATCGACCGCCTGTTCCTGAACGTCGAGGCCCGGGCCAACGGTCTGGATATCGACTTCGGTCTCGGCACCAACGCTGGCAAGGGGAACTCCGTTGGCGAGATGACCAACGGCGACATGTTCAACCTGCTCAACAGGGTTCTCGGACGCAGGGAAGCTGCCGACGACCACTGGGGAACTGGCTACGACCACACCAAGCGGTACGTCACCGACGCTGGCGAGGACCTCTACAAGGGCGCTGGCCTGACTCCTGTGAAGTACGCCATCGCTGGGGCGCTGCAGCGCAGCCCCTCGGCGAAGGTCAACGACACGGTGCTGTTCCACCAGCTGGGCTTCATGGAGGACGCCCAAGGCGGACTGGCCATCGTCAACCGCCCCGACGCCGTCGACGCGATGGAAGCTGACTACGACTACGACACCTTCAAGTTTATGTTCGCCTTGCCGAAGGAGACCATCGGCGACGTTGCCCGACTGCGCAACATCATCGGTCCTCTGGGTAGCCAGAAGGAGGACACGTCGAAGGAGCCGTACACCTACCTCGTGGATGGCCCGACGATGGGTGAGAGCAACCAGTACCTAGACTACATCAAGGGACAGCATGTTGCTGCCGCCCTCAAGGGACAGATCATCAGCGGCAAGGCTGTCGCTGAGAAGATGATCGCCGATGGCCGCGGCTTCACTTACACGGTGGGCAAGAAGACGTACCGCATCAGCCCCAAGTGGGATCTCGACACGATGCAGGCTGAAGGCATGGCCCCCATGCTGGAGATCTACTCGATCGTGCAGAAGGTCCTCGACACTCCGGGCGCGATGCTGCCGAGCAACTACGAGCTGAAGGACGCCAAGGGCAAGGGCACTGGCAAGAAGGTCGACCTCAACAACTTCGATGTTGACAAGGAGATCTTCAATAGGCTCTACAAGAAGGAACTCATCCTCGTCAACGGAACCGTGCCGAAGGGCGTCAAGGATGTCCAGCCCGAGGACATCATGCTCAGCGACGATGTTGACATGCGCATCCTCAGGTCCGTGAGGACGCTGATCAGCAGGGCTGGATCGGTCATGCGTGACGAGCAGGACGGCGACACCGCCCTGTCCCGCAACGTGGACGACATGGTGACGATCGCCCGGGAGTACAGCGAGATCTTCGGGGACCGCCTCGAAGGAAATCCCGTTGACGACTCGGCGTCGAAGCTCAGGAGCTACGTCCTGCGCACCAACCGTGACATGCCCGACAACATCAGGCAGATCATCGAGGGCAACAAGGAAGAGCCCGGGAGCGGGCTGCAGTTCCACACCACGAACAAGGAGACGCCGAACGGGTACATCGAGCGCGTCAACGCTTGGGTTGCCCGCATCGGTGACGCCATGAACGGCGAGTACAAGGGCGATCCCAACACCACTGGCGACGGCAAGATGATCCGCGAGCTTGCCACCAAGGCGTCTGGTGACAGGGCGCTCATCAGCGCTCTCGAAACCATGGAGCGCATCCCTGCCATCCGCGCGGAGATCCACCGCATCGAGACCGAGATGAAGAACCTCGGCGGCATTGGGGTGCATCTCTCTGGGCAGCTGGACGACCTCAAGACGCAGCTGGATGACGCCCTCATGGCCCGCACCCATCTGGGTACTGGCGTTGTGACCACCAACCTCAAGACGGCAGAAGGGCGCACGCTCAACCGCCGCCTTGTCGATGGCACGATCATGGGCTACTCCATCAAGCTGACCGCTCTGGGGATCGACGACACGCTTGACCCGCGGCTCAGTGCCATGGCGGACATGAGCGCCCGTGACATCATCAAGGCCCGCAACCAGATGTGGGGCATCGCCTCTGGCGAGGTCGCTGCCTCCAACAAGCGCGTGAAGCCGACGATGATTCAGGACGCACTGAACGCCATCGTCGAGAACTACATGCACCAGTTCACCAGCGGCCAGGAAAAGGTCGACATGTTCGACGAGCTGGCCATTCGGTTGCTGACGCCCAAGGCGCAGGCCCTGTACGTCACTGGTGGCCAGAAGTTCTTCTCCTACGACAAGATGAATCAGGACATCGTGCAGGCGCTGATGAAGTACGACACCGTCAGGACGCAGGCGTTGCTGCAGAAGATCAACCGCAACAGCCTCCTGATGTCGGACGTCTTCAGCGGCGACCCCGTTGTTGGCTCGCTGGCCATGCGCGACCAGATCGCAGCCATCAGCAGCTTCGACGGCCGTATGGGTGAGCGCAAGACGATGCTCAGGAACATCTTCAAGGACCTTGATGTGGACAACCCCATCGAGGAGATGATGAAGGAGAACCTCGTCACGCGGACGGACTTCGAGTTCGGGTACAATCCGCTGTTCGATGGCATCATGCCCTCGGGCACGAAGATCAAGGGTGTGGACCGCATGCTGCTCGGCTCCATCCGCAACCAAGGGGCCCTTGAGAACTACCGCGGCAGGATCGTGGACATCACCGCATCGGTGGACAGGGCATCGGTCCTCGACGTCCCGGGCATCCGAACCATGCTCGGCCAGAACTGGGACTCAGCCATCCTCAAGGCCAGTGGCGCTCGGCTTGCCAAGGCGCAGCGGCCCTTCTACCAGAAGCTCTACGCGGACGCTGTTGAAGATGTCCAGACTCAGGTGTACAATGAGCGTGTCGGACGCCAGAACGCCACGGGCGGCACTGGCTACATCACGCCGCCCAACATGATCTTCCTGCAGGGTGCCGACCTGACCAAGGCCATCAATCAGGCGAACACCAACTTCGGGACGGTTATGAACAAGGTTATGACTGCGTCGAGGGACATGACCTCGGAGAGCGCATCCAAGGCCATCTTCCGTGACTCGAGACTGGACGTTCGCGGACTGTCCAACAACGGCATCGAATCGGCTCAGGCCGAACGCGAGCGCAACTGCATCCCAGCGTCTGGAGGAAACTAATGCCGATCTGTGGAACCAGCAGACTGCCGAAGATCGGCGCACTGGACAGAGACCTCGCGCTGAAGAAGGCTCGGATGGATCGCCTCTTCGACTCCATCGAGGAAGAGGGCGCGAAGGGCGAGATGAAGCGGCTGGCCCTCGGGCTGATGAGCGGGGAATCCACGGACAACCCTGCCGCCCTGAGCAAGGCCGTCGAGTACTTCATCTACGGAGCCATCGGCCGCAAGCCGCCCGAGAACAGGTTCATCCTAGATGACGTCGAGATCGCCCGACTCGAAGCCATCCTGCACACTGCCAGCAGCGATGCCAGTAGGGCCATGAAGATGGGCAACAAGCTCGTCAAGGAGTACGGGTCGGTCGAGGCCATCCCCCGCGAGAAGCTCAAGACCTTGAGCAAGTTCTGGACAGCTCGTGGTCCCTTCACGATGGAGCTGGCCCACACGAGACTGCTCCCGGGCGGCAGCAACCTCTTCGGCGATCTGGTTATGATGGAATCGGAACACAAGGCCCGCGTCAAAAGCTCGGAGACCTCCATCAGCCACATCGTTGACGGGATCAAGGACATCACCTCGGAGCATTTCGGGCGGAACGTGAAGCGCATGGCGGTCATCGACCAGGAGCTTCGGCTGCTGGGTGATCAGTACCGCATGACGCAAGAGGCCGTCGACGCTGGTGATCCGATCGACCCGGGCAAGCTGTCGAAGATCCAGAACAAGATCGACATCGCAAGGCAGAAGCGTGCCCGCATGCTGTCGGACGACGACAACACCAACTCCGTCGCTCTGGTCAACCGAGCCATCATCGACATCATCGAGGCCAAGACCCCCGAGGAGCGCAACAAAAAGGCCGAGGAGTACAACCGCCTCCATGGTCTGGACGAGAACAAGCTCAAGGGCATGATCCTGCCTGTCGAAACCATGCTGCACGACTACGTCGCTGTCGGCGAACAGTCCGTGCGCTACCTGCGTCGGTTGATAGAGACGGAGATGAACCGTGTTGGCGGATCTCCCGCCGAACTGGAGCAGGCGCTGGCCCTCATCAAGCCCATGGGCGTGATCGAGAAGGGCTACTTCCCCGTGCAGTCACTGCTTGATGCGCGGCCGATCGAGAAGGTCTCGCTGCTCAAGAACATGATCGACTCCATCCAATTCCACGGCGCGACCAAGCCGCAGGATGTCCTGTCCATCATCAGTTCGATGAGCGGACACATGGAGACCCGCACTGGTTCCGTGGACAAGGAGAACCGAGACCTCAACGTGGCCTCCGTGCTACAGCACTACACCAGCACCATGCTCCACACCAACTACGTCATCAAGTCGCAGCACGCCTTCGGCGGCTACGTCAGTAGCCTGTACAAGATCGGCATGGAGTCTGGAGAGGTGGACGCCCAAGCATACGCCATCGCCGCGGATCGCATGCTGGACTTCACCCGTCGTCGGATGGTCGGCACGCAGAGCCATGGCGTGATGCACGAACTCAGCACGCACATGCTGTCCTACACCGTCCTGACGAAGCTGGGCATCTTCCGTCCCGCTGGCATGGTGAGAAACCTTGCCGAAGGCGGGACGATGATCCTGACCAAGGTCGGGATGGCCAACATGCGCAGGGCGAGCAAGCTGTGGAAGGAGGCCCAGACCACGCCTGTCTCCATGGGAGAAGAGGGCAACTCTGGGATCTCCTACCGATCCATCGTCGGCGACATCATGGCCGAACACAAGCTGGACCTCGGCCACGACAGCCATGTCGGCGAAGGCCCGCTGGGCACGCTGCTGACTCCCAAGATCAAGGCACTCATCGGAGACCCCGAACTGGCCGAGACCTACCTGACCGTCGAGCGCATCCGCTCCGAGACCCATGTCCATGTCCTCAAGGCCATCGACAGGTACATCCAAGAGCAGGCTGGCAAGGTCAAGCTGAGCCGCGACCAGATGATGTCGGCATGGTCCTCGGTGGAAACCCTGCTTCGACAGAAGGCGTTCCGCACTGGGGCCATCCTCGCCATGGACAGGACGGCCAAGATCTACGGCGACATGTTCAACAACCCAGCCTATCCCATCCCGAAGCGGCTGATCGACAAGTTCGATCTGGATGGCAGTGTTCTGGACGGCAAGGCTGAGAACTCAAGCAAGCGCTCGGAGCAGTTGCTCAAGCTGATGCGCGCGGAAGGAACCCGTGGTGGACTGAGCCTGCTCTACCGTTCGCAGGGCCAGTACAGCGTCCTTGCCCGTCACCCGATCGAGGACTTCTCTCCGTTCGGCCTGCACATGGGCAAGATGATGCACCTGTTCCGCCAGTACCCTGACAGCTGGAACACCCAGTTCGCTCTCGGTGCCCGGGACATGTACCATGCGGCCCACGCCTCGGGAGCCGTCGAGGGCTGGATGAAGACCACCCGCACGGAGAAGAGCGAGGGCTACCAGTGGTGGATGGGAGGCCAGCCGATCATGGCGGCAATGATTGCCATGATGGCCCAGCTGGGAGTCGGGGCGTACCTGCAGAACAACAAGTTCGGTGGGATCTTCGGCCAGGGTGTGCGCATCGCTGGCATGTACCGCGGTGACATACCCGCCGTGGCCTCCTTCTTTGACGGCATCACCAGCAGGGACGAGAAGACCAAGAAGTGGACGAACGGTGGCAGGTCGCTGCAGTCCATCTTCACTGGCCCCATGGCCGCTCCCGTGGAGTGGGTCGTGAACATGGCAGCGATCTCGGCTGGGTTCGAGCGGGGGGACCTGCCACTCGGGACTAACACCGCGGCTCAGGTGCTGGGCTGGAACCCCGACAAGGAAGTCCAGCGGTTGCCCGAGAACTACAACCCGACCGATTTCGGTGACATTGCCAAGGCCACTGGCCAGCACTGGCTCAATGGCGTCTCGGTGGGGTCGGACATCAACGCCCTCAGGGATGAGTACAACAAGGCTGCGAGCAGAAAGGGCATGGCCGTCCTCAAGGCGTTCCTGCTCAGGTCGGTCGGGGCGCAGCCCACTTACAGCCCGCAGGCGGCGAGCGAGAACAAGCCGTAGGTGGCAAGAAAATAACCACCCAGAGCAACGCTCTGAGAGGCTTTCTGCGGGGCGCTACGGCCAGACGTCCAAGGACACGGACAAAGGTCCGATCGTAGCAGGGAGGGCAGCCCAGCGGCCACCCTCCCTGTTTCCGTCAGTTCGGCGTGGGGAAGTCGATCACGTTGGCCGCGATGTCCTCGATCCCGCCACCGCCGCCACCTGTGTCCTGCTTTTCCACCATCTCGGCGTGCTTCGCCTCCAGCTCCTCGGTGAACTGCTGCCTGACCGCCTCCATGGTAGCGGCCCACATGTTCTCAGCCTCGGCCATGAAGGCGTTGGAGATCTGCAGGGCCTTGCGGGCATGGCCAGCATCGAGGTTGGCCCACGATGCCCCGCCAGAGCTGACGTAGGCGCACAGCAAACGGCTGGCCAGATCACTGACCGAGGCCATCCCCTTCGCTGCCCGATTGATCGCCTTCACCACAGGGGGGTGATCCCCCTCTGCCTGTTCCTGATTCAGCACCTCGTCCATCGGCTTTCTCCTCATGGTAGAAGACGTCCCAGCACCCCCTGCAGGACCACAATCCACCCTCTTCGGGGATCAGGTCCTCAGGGGAGAACGCCTTGTCGCAGAAGTCGCATTTGGTTGGGTCCCCACGAAGGTCCGCGAGCAGGTCACGAACATCATCGGGGGACCACTTGTCGTCAGGGTCCCAAGTCATCAGACTGCCGCGCGCTGGGCCAGCTCCCCAAGAGCCCTGTTCAGTGAACGGATGCGGCACTTGAAGCCGTAGATCCGTCCACCGACCAGTGTGCTAACCTGCAGCTCGGGCTCGCCAAGGTAGCAACCTTCCTCCTCGGGATACAGCACAGGCTCCAGTTTGTCGGCCAGCGCCTTGTAGCAGGACTCGGCATCGCAGATCATCTGTTCCAGTTCATCCAGCATGCGGGGAACCTCAGGGGAGGTCTTGACATGCAGCTCGATGTTCCCGGGCTGGGGCGAGCTGCAACCGATCCTATTCTTCGGCGGCATTGTCTCTCCTGTCGAAGATGCGGGTGATCATCTTGTTCGACAGCCTGAAGATGCAATCAGCCAACAGCACCTCAGGCCGCAGAACGGACGCAGCAATGGTCTGTTCGGAAATGGTGTGGGTCATCTTGTGGACGTTGCCTCTGGTCCTGACCACGATCTCGACGATCATGTCATCGCCAAGGGGCGCGAACTCCATAGGCATTACTCGGTCCTCTCGAGATCGTCCTTGAACGTCTCGCGGATCAGCTTGTCACGCAGGTCGTCCATGGTCTCGGCCAGCTTGCCGCGGTGATGAACGTCGAGGAAGTCATCGATCTCCATCTCGGCATACACGCTGTTGTAATAGCTCAAGTCCACCCCGTCGATCACGATCTTGACGTAGTACTTGCCCTTGTCCAACATGATCAGTCCTCGATCACGAAGCTGGTGACGGTGCGGGTCCTGCTGGTGATGATGACGGGTTTGCTGCTGACCCGATAGATGGTGCGGTAAGTCATCTTGTCGTCGGCGTAAAGTTCAGCGAACTTGGCCTCAGCCGCGGCCTTGTTGCCGCAGAAGAGATACCCCTGTTCGCCTCCCTCTGTCCTCCAGATCACGATGTACTGCAACTCAGACCTCCCAGTGCGAGTAGTCCTCGAACTCTCCTTCGCCGACATCAGCGCCGACGTTATCCAAGCTCGAGTAGTCGACCGTCTTGACCCCGTGCATGGGGTCCATCATACGCTGGTTCTTGATGATGTCCGTCACCCGATCGAAGTCCCTGCTGTCGATGACGATCAGGAAGCCCTGCCTGTGCTTCTCCTTGAGGCAGACCACTGGCAAGAGCTTCTCCTTCAGAGCCTTCGTTCTGGTGTCGTCGAAGAGCGTGTAGACCGTGTGCTTCAGCCTGTACTTCACCTCGGCGTAGACGCCCACGTTGAGGCAGTCACTGGAGGTGTTGTGCCCGGAGTTGGCACCAGACAACGGTGTCCGCCTACCAACTCCGGGGGCCAAGAACTCGGCTACAGCACGCTCAATTGTTTTCCAGGTCTGAGAATTGGTCATTGAAGGCTTCCTTTTCGATCTCTTCCCGGGGCTTCCCGAGCATAACACAGGTGCTGTCGACGAAGCTGTTGTAGGTGGAGTCTATGCTTCCGACGTTCAACTCTTCAAGTGCTTTGTTCACGGCACCAGCGGTTCCATCCGAGCTGGTCTGCTTGATGATGGCGCGCAGTTGTGTTGCCAGCTTCATTGCATGGACATAAGCCGAGCTGCGATCACCGAGGCTGCCGATGATCACGTTGATGACCTTGATGCGGAACTGCGCATCGTTCACGACTAACCCCTACCAGCGATTGCGGTGTACTTCATATGCGAGCCGTCGAAGTTCAGCATGACACGGCACAGTTCACCATACCGAACCTTGGGGACGATGATCTCCACCATGTTGGAAGGATAGGCTTGAGGGTCGAACACATATCCGTAGAAGACGAAGAGAACGGTAGCTGCCAGCTGCTCAAGCGAGCCAGACTCGGCGAGGTCCGACAGCAACGGCCGCGGATCTTCTCGCTTCTCAATGGCCCTGCTCAGCTGCGACAACACAACCAGTGACAGGTTGTAGGTCTTGGCGATCTCCTTGTAGTGCTTCATGATCCGCTGCAGTTCGAGGCGGGTGTTCATGTCGTTGAACTTGGAAAGCTGAATGAAGTCGTCCAACACAAGGTCGGGCTTGTGCTTGGCGCACAGGGTCTCGATCTTGTGGCTGTCATACACATCGTCGAAGATGAGCAGCCTGCCCTCGTATTTGCTGACCAGTTCCTCAGCAGCCCGCTGAAGCTCTTTCTTCTGCACAGGCGTAAGGGCACCCATCTTGATGTCGGTACTCGTGAGCATAGGCGACACGTTGGCGAGCAGCTTGTGGATCAGCCTGCTGGTACTCATCTCCTTCGACACGATCATCACCCTGTAGCCTTGATCAAGGACGTTGGTCGCCAGCTGGCAGGCAAAGGAGGTCTTACCATGCCCCGGGCGTCCAGCGATGATCTCCACCTCCTTGCGGTTCAACCCGCCGAGGTGCCTGTCGAGGCTCTTGATGCCATACGGGATCAGGGACTCAGGTCCCTTCTCAACATCGTCGACTGCGTTCTGGATCTGTTCCTTCAGGTCCACGATGGGTGACGGCTGGAGCGCCTTCAACTCCCTGATCCTGTCGAGTGCCTCGTCGATGGCGGAGGGGCTGTCCCCGGAGGCCATCAGCTTGGCAAGGATCGCGTTGAAGTCGGCCTTGATGTAGTGCAGCATCAGGGCATCATGGAGTTCCTTGGTCTCCGCAGGCAGGACCATGGACTCAATCGCACCAGCCACCAGCGCATATACCTTGTTCTCGGACTCTCCACGCAGCTTGGCCGCTCTGACCAGATGCTCGGTGATAAGCTCAGGTGTCATGGACGAACGGTTCGTCCACATGAGGTGAAGCTCATCGACAACCATACGAGCGAACGGTTCTTCGATACAGAAGGGCTTGATCCAGAAGCGGGAATCAGTTCCCTTGTTTCGGATCAGCCCCTGAATGTACAGAAGGAGCAGCTTGTTGTAGTTCAAGAATCCTCCGTGATTGCTCGATCTCGTTTCGCCGTTTGTTGGCGGCGTTGACCTTTGCCATGAACTCCTCGTTCACCCTATCGAGGAGCGCAATCTCCGTCATCGTGATCTCTTCAGGGTGTACTCCTATGAGATCACACGGGGGCGGACTTACCCCATCACCCCACTGCAGGTAGTTCCAATAAGCAATCGCTTCGGAGAAGACTCCGAAGTAGTTGAGAGGACCAGTTGCGGTGCCAATCGCATAGATCCTGTCCATGATCACCCTTTGTATTGGATCGGTGGCTTTACTCGGTGCAGGAGGGAGATCAGTTCGCCGAATACTGGAGAGGGAATCAAACGCTCGTTTCCATAGAGGGTCTGCATAATCTGGGAATGAATCTCGGAGTTGTTCTTTTCGTTGGTCTCGAGTCCGCGGATCTTCTCCATCGCCTTCTCGAGGGCCTTCGTTGTGCGAGCGATGTCGCTCATGGCTTGATCTTTTCAGCATAGTTCTTGTGGAAGGTGTCACGATCGATGTTGAACTGCCACTCCCATCGAGGCATCCGAATCTGGTAGCTCCCATGCCCTTGCTGGAAGATGTACCGCTCCTCGAACTCCTCGGGGTAGGCCCACTCCGCAGTGCCATGCCCGAAGTAGACGCCGATGTTGGCCAGCAGCCAAGCGAACGCCCGGGTATGGTCGATCCAGTCGAGGCCGTAGTTGGCGATCATGATGGAGTCGGGGTACATATGCACGACAAGGCCCCAGCGGCCAAGAGCCGCCTGCAGCGTGTCGTCCTTGCCATTGTCCAAGATCAAGCCGTCGTAACGCCACTGCTCGTCACGCCCGTCATACTCGGCATACAGGCGGTTGATGTCGTTGTCCACGCGCATCTCGTTGAGCGTTGCAAGCAGCTCCTCTGCCTTGCGCTGCCCGATGACGATGGCGCTAAATCGAAACGACTTCCTCAAACTCCACCCCCTTGAAGCGTCTGCGTGTGCGGATGATCACCCTGTCGATGACCTTCCTGATCAGGTATGGCGAGGTGCCTCGCTCATCGCTGATCTCCTTCGAGTTCTTGTCCTTGTAGTACATCTCCATGATGATGTCGCGCTCCTCGTCACTGCAGCTGTCGAGGATGGCCTTCACGACGTTCTTGTTGTTGTAGTGCTTGGCCTCGACCTCTTGCTCAGGGTGAGTGACAAGACACGGGTTGAGGTCACGCTCCATCTTGTTCAACAGCGTGGACTCCTTGCCAGACAGGCCGATGCTCGGACCATCGAGACTAACGGGAGGGCAGACATGGTTGTACGAAGCCTGCACCACGGCCTTCGATACGCCAGTGCCCTCCCTGATCTCCTGCTGGGAAGGGAATCTATGATGCTTGTCTTGGAATCCTTCAGTAAACCTGCTGATCTTCAGGAATCCAGAGGTCGAGTACTTCGGACTGGCCACGATATCATAGCCCAGGGACGCACGTTGCAGTGCTGACAGGATATAGAAGACCCCATAGGTAATGAATCTGTACCCATACTCCTTGTCGTAGTTCCGAGCTGCCGTGATTGCCCCGATGTAGGCATCGTTCACCAAGTCGGTGACTGGCACGTTCCGCCACACGGCGAACTTCTTGGCCATGGCAATGATGAACCTGATGTTATGAAGCACCAGCTCGTGAACAGCATCCTCGTCCCCACCTTGGATGCGATCCGCCAACGCGAACTCTTCCTGCAGTGTCAGAGGTGCATACTCAGCAGCGCTCTTGGTGTCGTTGATGAAGTCATCATACGCACGGCCCTTCAGGTCCCGATGCACTTCAATGTCGGACACCATACGGAGGGTTCTTGGCCTTCCCATCAGTCGTCATCACGATCGTTATCCGACGGGCACCTGCTCTCCCAGTACTCCAGCTCGGCACGATCCACCAGCAACGAACGCCAGTCATCATCAATGCCAGCGAACTCGAGCAGGTACTTCATCACGGACTTGCTGATGATCAAGATGGATTCTCCGAACTTCGCCTCAGGGAAGTTCTTGGAAGCTGAATCTTGAATCCATTCAGCAAACACCTCAAGGTCCCCAAAGTGGCTGTCCACATAGTCGTCAACATATGCGTTGATCTCGCTGTTTCCGGGCAGGTCGTAAACGCTGCATCCGGGGGGAAGATTGTCGTTCATGCTACTCCTTCATCGGGGGAAGGCCCCCGCTCTTCTTCGTGTTGGCCGTCATCGTCTTGGACTCACCGCGGACGATGCCGAGGAAGTAACGGTACGTCTTGCCAGAGGCAGCGCATTGCTTCACATGCCATGTTTCCAGCGCATACAGAATAGCGGCCTTGGGGTACGGTTTCAACTCATTCGCAAGGTCCCGCTTCTCGACCTTGGTCAGACTCAATTGTGTACAGAATCTTTCCAGTTTAACTCGGACAGCTTCGTCCTCAGACAGGGGCGGAACAACCACATCGTCGATGTCAGGAGGGGCCACCTCCGTAGGCAGCCCCTCCGTCTCGAGCAATCGGTTGCAGTGAGGACACCGCACCAATCGGATCATCAGGCTTCCACGGTCTCGCCGACGCCGACGATCTCACGGAACTTGGTGGTGATCACGTTGGTCGACTCGATGACACCCAGCGGGGAGCAGTTGCTCTTCACTCCCCAAGTGGCCGCGTTGTAGACGCCCCACAAGGAGCTGTCGTTGGCGAACACCCCGTACTGGGGCCAGCGGTACTGCTTCACGGCGTTGTTGAACTGCTTCATGTTGTCGAAGGCGTCCAGTGCAGCCAGCTCGGCCAGGATGCGGAACCCCTCGTCCAGCCCGACCTCGTGCTTCTTGAGCAGGTCCCGCAGCTCGACGTCCTTGCGGAATCGATCGATGGTATCACGGATGATGCCATGGACAGCACCATACATCGTCTTGGCGATGTTCTTGCTGTGCCGATGGGAGATCGTCAGGTCGCCGCTGAAGGCCATGTTGTCGCAGACGAAGACGCGGTTGCCCACGCAGACCTGCGCCCGTCCTGAGCCATCCAGAGCGTTCTGGATGCCCACCACGCACTGCACGGCGTCATCCGCACCCTCGTCATGCCGCAGGGACAGGCCCAACAGCCCGAACAGCTTGGCCCCCAGCTTCGGGGGACCGTCGACCGTCTTGCCCTTACCCAGCACGCAGACCTGATCGGTGATGTTGATCCCGTTCGGGGTCAGGTAGCGATCGATCGCGTACATGACCTCGCCAACCAGCTCGGCATGGGTCAGCACGGTGTAGGTCTCGCTCTTGGGCTTGAACTCCCGGGCATCGATGGACTCGATGCACTTGAAGTCCTCGAACATCTTGGACCCGGGCATGTGCATGAAGATCCTGCCCTGCCCGATCTTCGCCTCCTGCGACTTCCGCTCGTCGTCCAGCATGTCCTGCTCCAAGCCCGGGCCATCGGGGGCGATCCCGTTGTCGGCCACGCCGAACTCGTTGAAGATGTGCTGATCGATCTCCATGCCCGGAATAGGCAGGGTGTCGTCCTGAAACTCGTTGTCCATGTCTTCCTCCTGAAAGTGAGAGGGTGGTCAAGAGCTGACCACCCCAATGAAAGCCTCGGTCGTGGACTAGAACGGCATGTCGTCGGGCAGGCCACCGCTGGTAGCCGCGACGATCTTCGCATCCTCGTCGGCCATCTTGGCCAGAGCAGCGTTGATCTCGGGCTGCAGCAGGGCACGGACGTTGGTGTCCATCGGGTTGAACCACCCGAACTTGGTGTACGGACCCTTCTTCTCGCCCGCCTGATTCAGGTAGACGGGACGCATGTCGCCGCAGG